ATTTGATAGGCAAATGAATGCTGGTCAGTATATAATCTGGGCAGGCAATCGTATCAAAGATCTAGAAGAAGCTGATAAGAATATGTCAGAAGAGATTACATCTTTGTATGATGAAGTCTCTGCTGCATACGAAGAGATGGGAGAGTACAAAGCATTGCTTATAGAAGCGAATCACGTTCAACGGGTGCTAATAAAGACACTAGATAAACTAACCGGGAGTTAGACAATGAGTAATAGAAGTGTTAAGAATGTTAAATTTTGGTATTGGCTAGTAGAACGCATGCCAACGCCATTGGTGTATTTTTGTTTCATGCACGTCCTGGCGCATAGTACAACAGGTAAGTACGGCACAACTATCGCGTCTGAATTAAGTGGAATGGATGCAATTCAACGTTACAGTGACGACAATGGATTATGACAATGAATAATAAAAAAGATCTATTAGATAAAAGCGCAGCAATGACAATTATGAATGTTGCATATGCGAGAATTAAAGAGCTAGAGGATGATTGTAAGTTTTTGCTAGCATTTGCTCCATTTGGCCACACACCTGAAAATCTGTCGCCCATGTTTTATAAGACTGGCACATATGAAGGTGACGTGGAATTATGTGAGAGAATTAAAAAAATTCAATTAAGTATGCATCCTGTCAAAAGAGAAAGTGATGGCACGATATAATATGTACCTAGATGATTTGCGTACACCTCACACTACAAAAGAATGGGTGATTGTGCGCTCTTACCAAGAAGCAGTTGATATGATTGTTGAATTTGGTATGCCAACTTATATCTCATTTGACCATGACTTGGGTGAAGATGTTCCTACTGGATTTGACTTAGCGAAGTGGATGGTCAATGAACACCTTGATGGTGTGACTCATTGGCCTACTAATTTCGAGTTCAATGTTCACTCTGCTAACCCGGTTGGTGCAGCCAATATTCAGAAATTACTCGATGGTTACATAGCGCATATGTCAATATAAAGGTTGACAGACCAAGACATCTTGTTGTATACTAGTAGTATAAGTTAATTAAAGCGAGAAAGCATAATGAATACGTTAAAGCAAGACAATTACAGTAAGAACGGTGCATATAATTATTGCAACGAACTGTATGCAGAAGATATCGGAACCAAGGGTGAGATATGGAAAGCGTTAATGCAGACTAATTTTAATAAAGACGAAGCTCGTTTGTTAGTTTTAAAAGATAAGAGTAATATGTCATGAAACAATTTATAATTCCAGTAGGTGTAGTATTACTTCCATTATTATTAATTGGACACAGTATGATAACACCAGTAGATGATAGTAAGCAAATGGTGAACAAGGCTGATTGGTTCAATGAGATATGCATAGATGGAGTAGTATATCTATCTAGGACGAGTCGGTTAAGTGTTAAGTTTAACGTTGATAGTACAGTAGTCTTGTGTGATGATGTATAAAGCCGGATTAATTACATTGTTAGTATTAGTACTGGGACTGAATACATACATTGTATTAACTAATCCTGTAGTTGTAGACACGCCTCAAGTTGATGATAAATGCTTGAAATTAATTTAAATAAAAGGTTGACAGACCAAGACATCTTGTAGTATAATAGTAGTATAAGTTAATTAAAGCGAGAAAGCATATGAGTACTAGAAGCGCAATAGGTTACATGACTCCAACAGGCAGTGTTCGTACAGTGTATTGTCATTTTGATGGATACATCATTGATGGGGTTGGTGAGATGCTAGCAACAGAGTATCAGGCTGCATACCGCGTAGCACAGTTAGTAGAAATGGGCGATATCAGTTCGCTAGGTAGAACACCATTTACAACTACTTTTTATGGACGCGATCGTAAAGAGACTGAAATTGAGACACAGGAGTACAGTAGCGTACAGGCTTTTGTTGACAACTACGGTGACGATTTTGAATACATTTATATGTATGGACGCGATGGTTGGTTGGTTAAAACTGAAGGCCGTGACTGGACTCGTTTAGATAGTACAATAGAAGCTAAAGCTAATATGGAATTTGCAAATGCGTAAACATCAGATTGTATTGGCTGTGCTTGCTGTGGTAATTATCGCAGTACAGTATCAGTCAGTGGTTAACTGGGTAATTGATTTACTAACAGGCCAGTCGCGATGAATTGGGATGTGTTAATGATTAGTGTATTCTATACATCCTTGTATATTAGCGCATGGTGGTTATTATTTAAACTAGTTGGACGAAATGTAAGTAAATAAAAGGTTGACAGACCAAGACATCTTGTTGTATACTAGTAGTATAAGTTAATTAAAGCGAGAACGCATATGTTAAATTCAAAAAGAGATTCACTAATAAGTTACATTAGCGATGCATATAAAGATTTACATGGTATGCGTCCTCGCTTTTATAATTGGGACGTGATGACCGTCGCACAGTTAACTAGTGAAGCCGACGAGCTAAGTGATGCACTCGACTACGAGATTAACCGTGAGAAGATTGAACTTGATCGCAACATGGATACGTTTATGCAGTTTGCACCAAATGCAGACACAGCCAAACGTTGGATTGAACAAAGCTTAGGAGAGTACGCATGATAGTTAAAAAAGAATTTAAAGAAGGCATTACTGTTGACCTAACTGGTCCTAGTGGCAATGCGTATAACTTACTTGGGTTAGCAAAGAGTCTTTCTAAGCCAGACCATGCAGATATACTAGCAGAAATGATGAGCGGTGACTATGAGAATTTAGTTAGCGTGTTTGATGAATATTTTGGTGACGTTGTAACATTGGAGAGATAGTATGAAACGTAATTATCGTAAAGCATTTACTGAATTAAAGAAAATGGGTTGTCCAGTCATTGAAGGTGGATGGGACCGTGAAGATGGTTTCATTATTAGTGCCGAAATGAACGAGCATGATATTTGGGCAGACTACTATGAACAAGGATACGGACACTTTGGTGTTAAACAAGAAGTGTGTGACGTGTTAGGCAAGCATGATTTATTTGCCGAATGGATTAACCCTGGCGTAGTTGGCGTATGTCAGGTATAAGTTTTTGAATAAATAAAGTAAGTTACGAAACAACCTAAAATGGAAGAAGTGCATGATATTGTGGTTTAGAGGTCTGCTTGGATGGAGCATAATAAACGAATTTGAACAAGACTTGTTTGATAACGGACCTGAGATCAAGTTACCTGCAGCAGTTACGCGAGTAGAAGTAATCGACAACACTGGGCGCGTATACGCAAATCATGATGTCACTGAAGCATTTTATCAAATGCAAGACGATGGTTGCACATTAAAGCTATTTGTAAATTGGGGTGACCCAGAACCAAAGGAATCAAAATGAAGACAATATTAACAACATTTGCAATTGTAGCACTGGCTTTAGCGGCTACTTGCACGTATGCAAAAGAACCAGTAATGGTTGAATATGATTATGAAATTACACGAGTTATAGACGGCGACACAGTTGCATTTAGGGCAGACTTTTTACCTGATCCGATTAAGAAAGAACTAAGTATTCGCGTATACGGTGTAGATACTCCAGAAAAGAGTTGGCGAGCAGAATGTGACCAAGAAGCAATATGGGGAGCAGAAGCAAGTAAATTTACAACGAACATGATTGCAAGTGCTCACACTATTAAAGTTGCTATTTACAAATGGGACAAGTATGGTGGACGTGTACTAGGTGACATTATCATTGATGGTATCAGCTTACGACAGCTATTGCTTGGTAATGGATTTGCTCGTGAATACTATGGCGACAAAAAAGAGTCATGGTGCAATTAAATTGACTGAGAATAAAGGCTTTTGTATACTACCATTCACTGGTGTCTTTATACAAAATAACAGAATTAGATTATGCTGTGAAAGTAAAGAAGATACTAAGCATTATCTCTCAGGTGATTCTAGTATTTCTGATATATGGAATAACCAGTTTTATCAAGATACTAGGACAGAAATGCTTGCTGGCAATTTGCCAGCAGGATGTAGTACGTGCAGAATGGACGAAGCAGCAGGCGAAGAAAGCATGCGACTGTGGGAAAACTCACAAATTGATAACATTGATGAATACACTGATATAATATGTGCAGCACCTAGTGGGTTTGATGTACGCCCGACTAATAAATGTAACCTTGAATGTGTAATGTGTGACGGTGGCGCCAGTACCGCTATTAATAGTAGACTTGTATACCACAATAAAGATGTAACCGGATTTCCCATACAAGCAGGCAAAGTATGGGAAGAAAATCGTTTTGTTATTAACCATATTCAACAAAACAGTGATAAGATTACTACAATGAGGTTCGCAGGTGGTGAACCATTCTTGATGCCAGAAGTATTAGAAATTATCGATTACTTAGTGAGCACAGGCGAAAGTAAAAACATTAAATTAAGATTCACCACAAACGGCACTGTGGTACGCAATAAATGGTTCAGTGAGAAATTAGTAAAATTTAAAAGCGTGAAGTTGAATGTAAGCATTGACGCCATTGGTGAGATCGGAGAATACGTAAGGTACCCTTGTAAGTGGAGTGTAGTGGATAAAAATATGCAGCTCTTTAAGAAAATTGCAAAAAACAATCCACATATAACGATAAGCCTAGCGCCTGTTATACACGTACTAACTGCACTAGATATGGATAAAGTAATTGAGTATGCTGCAATTAACAAAATTGATTTAGCATTGACTCCAGTGTATGCTGCTGCCGGCGGCGGGAATCATTTATCAACTGAATTATTAACTGACGAACTGAAACAACTTGCATATGATAAAATAATGAATGTGCTTGCACGTTATCCTAATATGGATTTTAACATAGGCAAAAAGTTTATTACACAACTATTAAGTACGCCACAACTAACTGACGCAACTACAATACAGCAACTTAATAAAGTTATAAGGTATTGGGATAGTCATAGAAAAGTTAAGTTTTTAGAACAGTACCCATATCTAGATTACTTAATAGAATAAAGAACATTATCGTTCACTTAAATGATCAGATACAAACTGTATACTGTCATCACATACTCTCACATTAACTACTAACCATAAACTATCACAGTTCGCGCTTGCATTGAACAGTGTATGCGCTTTGGTAGTGTTTACTACGTAGCATTGACCATGCTCCCAATGTAAAGTCGTATCTTCTAACATAAACCTAACGTGAGGAGGATTGCAGTTTTCCAACGGCCATATTAATCTAAAGCTAGTTTGTTCTCCAGTTCTGTGATCGCGGTGCGGCGGAAAGTATCCGCCTGGGTGTAGATTTAAAAAGTGAGACCTTACACTCCATTCTAACATAGGACCAATTACACGTTGTAATTCTTCACTTGCATGATAAACATCAGTTGGTATGTTGAAGTCGCGCTCAGAAAATTTAGTGCCATGTTCGCTGTTATACTCACCTAGGCTATCTAGAGCAGGACCAGGCCCTGCTATTCCACGTTCGTTTATAATGCACAATCCCGATCTACGAATCCACTCTTTACGTGGATTATATTGCGACCATGTACCTGCAAAGTCTTCAATCTCACCAAACATCTTGTTCACATCAAGCTCTGCGTCTAGTTGGTAAAAGTCTCCAAACTTTGTAATTGCGGATATATCTGCCATTACACCACTATCTTGCGTTTAGGAATTTTACTGTCGGCGCTGCTAACGCAACTTTTTGTAGTGCATATAGTTGGCTGTTTAAATAACTGGAATCCTGTTTCAATGTTACCAAGTGGTTGATCATGGCAACTATAACTACGCTTAATGCTTCCATCTGGTTCACGTATAATAATACCTTGGTAACCGCTGTTACACATCCACCCTTCAAAGTTATTAAAGTTGAATGCATTAAACCGCTCTGCTTGGTCCATGTACCAGCTTTTGCCTTTGGAGTCTTTAAACTCTACTTGCATGTTCCATGGAACACTTGCATCATTTTTACCAATAGTGTAACCAGGCACCTCAAAGCTAGGCTTAGGACGTTTTACTACGTTTGCAATAGCTGCTTTGGCTTCTGTGTAGCTGCGTTGTGGCATTCCGTTATGCAGCTTTTCTAGCATCTCAGGCGTGTACCCGTCTACAATTTTACTTGCAGTTGGATCACTTTGTGGTTTAAGAGTTACGTTAATGCCCTGTTCATGGAAGAACAAAGCATTTTCCCAATCGCGGTCAAACCATTCTGGTACCATAACCTGATTAATTGTAACTTGTATATCATGCTGTTGGCAGAATATAAGTTTGTCAGCAAATTCTTGTAGTTTTTCTTTTGAGTCTAAATGCTCAGTGTGCAAACTTGCTGTGATACTTGCGCGGTGGAAGGCAGCTACAGTTTTTACATATGTTTCGTGCCACTTCATTGGGCGGCTCATGTTTGTTGTCATGTGTACACTTGTATAGTTTGTATTATGTACGTCATCAGCGAGATGTTGTAGCATGTCTAAGTAGCCAGGGTGGAAAGTAGGTTCTCCTCCACTTAAACTAAAGTGGAAACTGTTAAACCCGTTCTCACGTGCTTGTCGCTTAATTTCATCTATTGTTATAAGGTTCAATTCCGTAGGACGATGATCTTTTTTACTACTTCTAGCATAAGGCCAGCAGTAACTACAATTGTAGTTACAAAAACGGCCAAGCAGCCAGCTTACTGTAAACAAATCGCGATATAACAATGTGCGCTGTCCTACGCTAACAATGTCGTCAAATGGGATCTTTGTAAAATCATAATTACTCCATTTTAATTCTTCACTATCGCTCATATGTTTCTCCTAGTAAATTATAGCTGTTTAATAGTTCCATGTTTTTCTCTGTGTACTCTGCTAGTGTGTGCTTGAGGCTGTTTACTGTTATGGTTGAATCAAAGAAATCTATAAGTTTTCTCATTTCTTCTTCGTCTTGTTGAAAGTATAATTTTTCAAAGTTTATAACAAGATCAACTTCGCCTGTGTCGCCTATTTTAAAATTTAGTTGTTTGTTTGTTACGGAATGTATCTCACTTGGAATTGGTGTGTTATATTGCAATGCATTTTTTAAAAGTTTAAGTGCGGTTGCATATGTATATCCATATGATGTTGATATATCAATACTGCATGTTTGGTATTGTGCTAGTGCTTCTTTATCTCGTATATATTCATATCTGTGCATAGTAATAATAGGTGAACCACGTTCCATGCTAATATGTGTATCATTATTGTATATATGGTCTATACCAGTGTGAGTTAATGCTGTTACATATTCGTTATTTTGAATACTATATACTCCGGCTGATTCGGGCATACCTAATAATTCATACGCTAATCCGCATCCACCTGATCCACCATAAAATATTAAAATCTTTGTAGTGTTATTCATCACTTGACCATTCTACCTGTACAGGATCAACACTTAGCTCATTTACTGCTAAGTGCGCTGGTGCGTTGATTACGTATTCAATACAATCAACTGCTTCGTCTAGAGTCATTATCTTACGACCTGGATGCTTCTTTGCATTGTTCTCGAGAGTACCAAATGTAACATAACTTACTTTTGGTCCGCCTTGCCATATGCTTTTTAATCCCATTGCATTACTTGTACTACGCAATGCCTTCTTCTCTTGTTGATAGAGCCAATCTGATCCTTTCGTGGCCCTGTCAGTTGTGCTACCTAAGTTCACAATATGTAGTCGTTTAAGGTTGGTTAACGCCGCTTTATAGACTACATCTAGTACCAGGGTTTGATGGAACTGCCAGAGTGCGCTACAGTTAATAAAAACGTCAAAGTTAAGAGCCTTTTCTGCAAGCTTGTGTTTATAGCCATTTTCAGTTAAATCGTATCCCCATGTTGTTCTACCAACAAACACAGTTTGAGGCCAGCGTTTGGCAATAGCACTTGCTACACCTTCTTCTGGGTTACCTGTACATAGTATTGTCTTTGTCATTAAATAAATCCATTAAATTCTGGGCAAGCTTCGAGCAGTTTGCCGCGTTGTAATTCATCCATCTTGAGATTGTAATCAACAAACTCTTGCCAATGTGCGTCATGTGAATCTTCTGTCCACATGTATGTTATTACGTCATTTACTTTTGGCCAATGTTTATATTGTTCTAAATTGTCTTGTGCTAGCTGTTTTAATTCTTTTGGTAACACTTGTATATTCATGCTGCGTGGGTGATTTAATATATTTAAATATACTTGGTCGCCTGTAAGCCCTCTTGATTCTGCAAAGTCTAACAGTTCTGATAGCGCCACAACATTCAATGCCTGTATTGTACAGTGTATTTGTACGTCCACTGAATCAACTGCCATTAATTTATCAAATACTTCTACTACTTTTTTCCATGAACTAGGATACCTAATGTATCTATCTCTAGCACCCACTGCGTCAATTGATGCATTTAATTGTACTCGCTTAAAGTGACTCCAGTAGTCGATCATCTTCTGTGGGATGTTGGTTAGGTTAGTATTATACTTTAGCTTTATACCAGCTGCTAAGTCATTTTCAATACAGTAATCTAATAATTTATATTGACTTATTGCTAATGTAGGTTCGCCACCTGTTAAGTAGATTTCTTCTACTGTGTGTGCAATTTCTTGGAAGTTTAATCCTGTTTGTTTGTAATCTGGCCATTCAGTCATTATGTTCATAAACGCTAAAGTGTCCTCGTCCATTGCCTTGGGTGGATCTAATTTTGCTGTAGGTACAACTGCATTCCAGTCTTTAATCCACATGCTACTAGCCCATGGATTGCACATGCGGCATTTTAAATTACAAAGGTTACCAAGACGAAGATCAACATATTTAACATCAACTGGAATCTCTACGTCTACCTTGACACCTTCTTTCCACCACTTCTCATTAAAGCCAGCGCGTGGGCTACGAATGCCTGCGTCTTCTTCGCGGAAACAACGTACACACATCTCTGGTTTTTCGCCGTCTATAAATTCTTTACGTATCTTTGTGTAAGTAGGACTGTTCCATACTTCTTCAACATCATGTTTATATATTTTGTATGGTCTATTAGTTTCTGGATTAATGATTTGATTTTCATTTGGGTTGCTGTTACAACATACACGAAAGCTTCCTGCTGCGTTTGTTGCTACATGCATAAACGGCAGAACGCAAAACGTATCGCTTGGTAATTCTCTTGTACTCATTTGTATGACTCCGTGTATATAATGTTATTTATTAGATAAAATCTAAGTAGTTTGTATTGTGTATCTTATCTAATATTTTACTTTGTGTTATCAGTTTTGCTTTTAGCACAGGGTCTTCTAACGCGCCCGGAGACATAAATTTTGGTGATATCACAGGAGTAGATATTTGATGATTTATATTGTTATCATTGCACCATTTAACAATTTCACTTAGGTTATCTTTGTTAAATACCATAGGTAAAATAGTAACAGTAATCCATGTGTTAGTGGGTCGTTGACTATTAAATTTAACACAATTTTCACTTGTTGTCAACCAGCTTGCGCCTGGACGTATATATTCGTAACGTGCGCCCACTGCTTCTATACTTATATTTATACTAACACTTTTGAACTTCTCAAACAAATGGTTCCATGCTGTTAAGTCATGACTTCCATTTGTTATTAGTTCTAGTTGTATTGCAGGAGCTACGTCTTCATCTATCAACTGTTGAATAATTTTACGAACTTGTGGAATCATAAATGGTTCTCCACCTGTGAATTTTACAACACTGGCGTCAAGCATTTCAGTTGTGAATCCCAGTGCTTCTTTGGACCAACGTCTTCCAGTTTTCTTATCGTAATACTTACTCCAATCCTCATCTGGGTTATCTCTAATAATGTTCGTCCATGTGCTACTACTTGTCTGATTGCACATTCTACACGCAAAATTGCATGTGTTGTTTATCTTTAAATCCCAATGTTTAATGCCTACTTCGTCACTTAGTGTTCTGTTATAATGTTTCCGTAGACTTTCGCCGGTTAGTTCTTCTGACAGTTCGCACTCTGCGCATTCGCTTAACCATTTAGTTTCGCTTAATTTGTCTAACTCTGCATGCTTGGTCGCCCAATCATCTTCCCAGTATAAATTTTCAACGCCCGGTGGGACTGTGTATGCACAACATGGTCTTACTGCACCAGTTGGTCCTATAGTAACACCATGCTTAAATATTGAGCATTTTGGCATAACCGTCCCTTGCTTTTTCTTTAAGTAGGTCACTCTGATCGCCATCAAATATCATATGTATACGTGGCTCTTCGCTACGGTTCCAGACTGCATGTTCGTACCCTGTGTTAAGTTTGAATGCACTGCCTGGAGTATAAGGCAGTGTTCCCCAGCCACCCATGACTAGTTTACATTCATCTGGATTGTTAAGAGCGACATTAGTGGCGCCTACTCCAGTGATACTAGGACGGTCTCGATGAGGCGCGAGCCAGCCACCTGGTAGTACAGCCATGAAACGTACACGTGTAAACACGTCATATAGCTTGCTGTCAAGCATCCATTCCTTGGTGCGCGGTGTAAACTTGCTTATGTCAGTCCAGTCGCTTAGATCGCGTTCTGCGCTGTCTGGTAAGTTGTAGTCTGATGGTACATTTGTGTGTACGCTGCTCATGCCATATACACACAAACTTAGCCAGCCGCTACTGTTGGGGCGGTGGAGTGTGTAGCAGCTTGTGTACAATAAGTGGTTAGCTTCTTCGTGTATATCTTTCCAAGGTATGTCAATTCCAAGATCAATCCATGGCATCTTAGTGTTATCTAATATATGGTCTAGCTCTTCCTTTCCTTCCTCCAATACACTTGCATCGTCTACACCTTTAAATGTTGGCGTGATATTTTCATTCTCTGCGAAGAACTTTTTTGTATCGCGATTGGGAGCTGTCCATTCCAGTTGTTGTCCTTCATACCACATTACATAATTCCTGGTAAGAGACGCATATTTTGATACTCGTGGTAGTTACCATTTGGGGTATCTCCTGAGAAATATACAGTTTCATTATTTAATAATAATTCGTTAAACAAGTCAACAAATGCAGCTTGGGCTGTGAATGCTGGTGTGTTTACGTAGTTTATTTCGTATTGCCATATGTTGCTTAACTGTAACAATACTGTATGATCGTTTCCAATTAAGTCTGCTAGTCGTTGCCATTCTTTAACGACATCAATCTTAACAAAGAAATGCGATAGTGTTCTAATCCAGTTCCAGTGTTCTAGCCATTCTTCTTCGCTTTCGTAACTGTCAATGAAGTCTAATGCATTCTGTTCGTCATACCAAATAAACTCCTCACTTGGCAATCCAAGGTCAGTTATTACATGTAAGTTATCTTTGTAAAACTTTGGAAAATCTTTGCCATCCCAGTTAGCAAGAACATGCTTTTGCCAGCCAATACCAAAGGGACTAAAGTCAGTCCACAAAATACGCTGTATAGTGTCGCTGTTATTAGTGATATGCTTAAACTGATGTAACCCACTGCATGGCACAACAAGCGTATCAATGCCTAGTTGATCTCCAATTGGAACATCTTCTGTATTTGTAACATACATGATGTGCGTATCCATTACTTTGTATTGAAACAGTTCACGTTTGTCATCATGTACTTTGTTATATCCAAAACTTCTGCTTTCATCTAATGTATATCGTGTGTTAAAATCATAATCAAACAACCAAGACTTTGTAAATTCAATATCGTCTTCTGGGTATACACATATCTTGCCTCTACGTATATCGTAATTAAAATTATGTATTACGCAACCTGTGCTGAATGCTATTGGAAATAATGTGTTTAAAATTCCAGTTTGATTAGGTGTTACATCATCTGGACATTCTACTGCATCTAATATCATGTGTGGCGGCAGTTTCATATCTTCGCTTGCAACCCACATGGGTGTATAATCATCATGTAGATTTTCTTGACTAAATGTATACGCTGGGTATGTACGATCGTAATTCCAATAGTTAATATGCATGTGATCTAATTCTTTAAACTTGTCTACATTTATCACAACACACTGTTCGTGCCACTCGGGTGCGTCTCCTCGAGTATGGTGATTAATAATATGACCAGCGGCTAACCAGTTGGTGTCTTTCCATTCGTTTTCAATAGCATGCATAATACCTTCTTCGAAGTCTTCACTTCCAGGCCAGCATCCATCGAACCAGACTACCATGTATTTGAATCCTAAATTCTGCACTCGCTCCATTACACTTTCAATTCCCCATTCTGAGAATTTATCTGCGTGTATGTATGGGTACATTGTACTGTTGGTTATGTTAATTTGCATCAGCTTTTTCAGTTTACCTGCATACGCTATTTCATCTACGAGAGCAGGGTGTATTACTTCGTTAAAGAACACATGCACCAGTGAAGTGTCTGTTGTTTGTGTATTGAATTTTAAATGCATTATTCTAATCCTATTCCGTTGTTGTCCATTGCACTAAGTATAACATTTGCAGGACACATCAAGTCGTTGTCATTTAAATCAGTGCCGCTAAACCAGCTATTGCTGTCTGTGTCTTTGATTCGGTCGATTAAATTCATAAAGCTCTTTTCCATTGCAAATGGCTTAGCCATCAGTTTTGGTATAATGTAACTATATATGTTACTGCTCCAGAATAATGTACGCTTGTTTGCCATTTGGTCAAACATTTCATCATGATTATAAATTAAGTCAATTGTATGATACTGGTGGCTAGCCTGCTGTACACGTTTCCAAAACTTTAACCATTCAACTGTACCGTCAAACTGGTCTATTACTTTTGGCCAACGTTCTGCCACTAAAGGAAGAATTCTTTTATTTACATCTGGGTTATCTTCTATCCATAAATCTACCCATGCTACAAAGTCATTACCGTCCCAGTTCTCAATTGTATCCTGTCTAAACTTCACACTGTCAGGGTCAAAATCAAACCATATAAACTGTGTATCATTTGTCATACCGTACTTGTAAGCATAGTACAGAAGCTTAAATCCTGCTGTACAGCCTACATACTGGTCAAACACTGTGTTGAGTGCTTGTGTTGCAAGTTGCGGACTACTAGGTTCTGTGTTAACAAAGTACACAGGACTAGTTGGCGCAAATATACGATCTATAAGACGATTGCCCTGCAATGATACTACAGTGTCGTCATACGGTTGTCCAGTGATACCTTTTTCAAGTTCTGCTGCGCCAACATATGGCTTAGTGATATATACCTTATCCATTAGTTCGTTTGAGATACCCCATACTGTAAGGTCACGAACAAGACTATATTGAACCCATGTTGCTCCAAAATTCTTCTGCCATAGCATTGATGCATGCTGTCCATCTGCAAATTTCCAATCATGGCATACGTTTAATCTGTATATACTATCTTCGTGGTCACGACTGGGTTCTAGATTAGTCCAGTCTGGGTGGTGCTCTGGATGAAAGAATGGACTAGGTCGTTTATATGCATCCCATTTTTCTAAGTTTACAATTATAAATGTTCTTGAGAAATATGGATAGATACCATGTACCGCTTGTATTTGGCCTGCTAATATCCATTCTGGATCTTCTTTGTTGTACCTGTCTAACTCGTCTAGCATTAGAAGATTAAAATCAGTACTATCTGGCCAGCAACCCTCGAACCAAACCACTGCATATTTATATGCTAGTTTCTTCATTGACACTAGCCATGTCGTATCAAACGGATTATTAATGTTAACAATACCGCCACGTAAGTGATTGTTACACTCAACGTTTTGAATAATACCTAATTTTTGTTTCAATATTGGGGTGTCGTTAAACTCTTTGTCAAGTGGCATAAATGCATGTACGATAGGCCAGGCATTCCCTACGTGATCATATTCCCAACTTTTTTGACCTTGTATCATTGTTTATTCCTCCTATGCGTCTATGTTTAAATTAGTTAAAATATAATTTTTTGGGTCATCTCTGTCGTATGAGTTAGTATGATAATCATGACCTGTAATCATAGGATGTTCTCTAATATTCATATCTGGATTAGGATATCCACAACCTAACAACAATGCAACGCTGTCCTGTTTATTATAAGTAATACCATGAACTTCTAGCATGTGTGCTTTTACTATTTTTCCAACTTCATCGCGATCAAAACATAAGCAGTTACCTGTACGTAGTCCAAGTCTGTTAGCTTCGTATCCCATCATTCCCATTGATGAACCTACTCCAGTAAACGTGTTTAATTCTTCGTCTTTATGTAGTTCAGCGTTAGTCAATGTGTAATATGGTTCGTCTGGTTCACGTGGTGTTGGTTTAGATAGTTTTACCCATGCAAACAACACTGGTGCCAACACTTGTGCGTTGCCAACTAATGTAACTGGTGTACCATCGTTGTATATTTTCTGTTCTCTGAGCTCTGGATCTTCGCCTGGGCGAGCTGAGTTCATCCATATTGCTTTTGATAACTCTGGGCTCTGTATTGCTACTAAGTCAAAATATCGTCTACCTTGCTTAAATGGGCCACCTGTTCCAATGTCCAATAAGTGTTGTACTAGTTCTGCTGGTACTGGTGTATCAGCATAGTTTCTTGCAGTAATTTTAAACTTGGCTGCTGCGTCAAGTGATTCTTGATAATTCACTGTTTATTCCTCTCTGCCACTATGTCCATGCCTTCCAACGACATGCCTAAATAATCTTTAACCATACTCTTTAAGTTAATATCCTGTGGATATCTTGTTTCAATATCGCGTGTGTATTTTCTCATACGTGCATACATCATATAGTCCCTTGTATTGTTTTCCATGTACGTTGCAAATCTATTCATCTCTGGGTGTACGTGTTCGTTTGCTCTCAACTTACTAATAATAGCTTCTCTGTACTTACCGTGCCATAAAGCAGGCGAAAGATACTTTGGTGTATGTAATATATTAGCAGTTATAAATTTTAAGTCAACCGGAGAATCCTTCCAAAATTGAAAAAACTCTGGCATCTGATATACATTATGTGCCTGGACTGTAATACCTGCTGCTAAGTCTATGTCTGGTTCTGCGTTAAGTGCTAGCATGTTAGCATACACTGTGTCCCAGTTACCATCTTGTCTTATATAGTTGTACACATCACCAATTCCATCCATGCTTACTTTAATGTTAACATGCTTAAACTCATTCCAAATCTTAATCAAGTCATACTTCTTAAACTTAATATAACTTAGGTTTGTTGCGTATCGCAATTTAATACGCTTCTTATGTTCTGCAGGAATACCTTCTAGTAACGTGTAATGCTCTTTGTTTATAATAGGTTCACCGCCAGTGAACTGTAATGTGTGTACATGTTCCCATAACTCAGGCCATTCGTTTAGGCTTGCAAACAGGTCTGTAGGGCGCAGTAAGCGCGTTTCGTATCCATCCTGTGTGTACTTACTAATGATGTCTAAGTCAGCTACACGCTTGTAACTGCTGTGTGTACTGCACATTATACACTTCAAGTTGCAGAAGTTACTTACTTTAAGTTCCACCCAGTAAGGGGGGTTGTTGACGCTGTAATCATCGTTTACATCTATTAGATCATTAAACGTTTCCCAGTTGTCATGCTCCCATTGTTGTCTGTTTGAAACAATACCACTGTCTTCGTTATGCCAACACACTTCGCAACGATTTGGTCTTTCTCCGTTAGCCACCGCGCGTCTGAGTTCTTTGTAGTTCTCATTATTCCAGCTTTCTATTGCGGTTTCGCCTGGGTTGTTTAGTGGTAGTTCCTGTGCTTCACAACAAGGGACTAAGTCTCCGCCTGCTGTTCCGTATATGTGCATAAACGGCAACATGCAAAAGGTTTCGCTGTTCTTTAAGTCTTCTTTGTTAATTGTCATTAGTAATGTATGTACTCTATTGATTCTGTATATTGTGATTCGCACAATGTTTTTAATCTTCTAATGCATGGCTCGTTGAAGTTAAAGCCTCTTATTTTCCAAATGTGTTTTAGTTCTGCAAGATATTGTGCGCTGTTATCTTCTACACCGTTTGGCTTGCACAAATCTTCCACTAGTTTTTTCAGCTTGTCTACACGTGAATGGCTAACAATTATTCCATTGTACTGGTAGCTAAATGCGTCTAACACTTTTGCCTTGAACCAATCGGGCCAATGCGATACACTAAGGTTGTGTGGTTCGTATACACTCTGCAATATAACATTATCTGCTCCCTTCACCCGTCTTGCCCACTGTATAAACTCAAACAAGTACAAGATGTTCATTACACTTATCGTGCAGGCTATGTTAACTTTTACTTTGTCTGGGTATTGCGCTTTAAAATCTAACCACTTATCAAGTGTGCCTTCTATCTTATCCCATTTACTAGGGAACCGTATCATGTCATTTAATCTGCCATGCGCGTCAATGCTTGCACTAATAGTTATTTCCTTAAACTGCATAAGTGCATCATAGTCTACTTTGCCAGGCCACCATGTGCTGTTAGTAAATATCTCAATATGAATATTAGGAGCAATTCCTTCTTCTGCTAATCGTTGTATAAACTTCATAAACTTTTGATGCAAGAACGGCTCGCCGCCAGTTACCTTCATGTGCTTGAGATGCTTTAACAGAGAAGTATCAATTTTATCAAAATCTACTTCTTGATCTTTCTTTAGCTTCTCAATTAATGCAATAGCTGATGCACTGTTCTTGTTAAACTTAATATAATCATCATCCCATGTGTGACTAAACTCGGGGCCGCATGTTTGACATTTTAAATTGCATAAGCGTCCAACTGTAATTTCTAGGTATTCGAGTCTTACTTCGTCAGTAAAATCATCAAAGAATTCATCTGCTTCCGTTCGCATACTACTGCCTTTGGTTTCTTCATCTGCTTTACATTTGTAACAACCAGGATGCCATTCATTTTTCATCATAGTGTCACGTATGTCAGCAAATGTTGCATCGTATGTATTAATATCTTCTTTGTCGCTATCTGCTAAAAACCGATCATGGAACCGACAACATGGAGTTGCAGGAACACCATGTTGAATCATTGCAGCTTTAAATGGATACGCACATGCATTTTTAGGTAATCCGGACATCTTTTAATATACCTCCTAGTAGTACTTCGCGTAGTTCTCCGTTTGTAGAGAAATATAATTTATCATTGCAATGCAACATCAACCCAGGATGATTAGGGTATGACAGAGCTTCGTTAATTGAAATCATTGGCAGGGTTAACGCGCTGTTGATTGTTATTCCTTTTGTACGGTTTCCCGCTATAACGGGTGGTGTTTTTTTGCTGCCTGGGGCGCCATCGCCTATTCCTATATACAGTTCGGGTTCGCCTGCTTCATTAACAACTGATCCATACTTTGCTAAAATCACTTCACTGCTGTGCAGCTTGCATAACAAAATAGACTGTGTAAGTGCTACACCGGTACTTTCTGGCAATGTATCGCTTGTATAATCTATTAGCGACATCCATAATAGATCTTCTATGTTTCCATTGGGAATACTGTCCCATCGTTGTTCGATTAGTAATGGAAAATCAACTGATTTAATTACTACCCTTGGATCATTATATAATTCAGAATCAGTATTCACTAATACACGACTGTTAAAATACTCAACTGTGGTTGTTTCGTAATCAATCATCTTTTAAATTATTCCCTTGTCACAATTATTCAAATGTGCCTTTGTTCTTGTATTGTTTTACTGCTTTTCTGATGTTGACTCTATTGTATTTCCTGTCTCGCGCAAAGCTATCCCAGTCAGGACCGTCTGGTGCCATGCCAATATGTATTGTATTAGTTGGTTGCATTCCGTAGTGCTGACATACTGCATGTTGTGCATCTTTGAATTTCTTTGGCATAGTATCAGGACTAAATGTTTCCATTAAACTGTTTGCAATAGCAACATTTAAGTGTATACCGTGTTTCCATTCTGTTTGTACAGCAAGTGCGCCTTCGTTAATGCGACTGAACACAATACCTGCTCGCCAGTTTCCACAACTAAGTCCTTTGGTTGTACTAAATGCAATCATCTTAATGCATTCACGATCTAAATCAGCTTCTATTCCATAGCATGTGCCAAACCACGCACAATCAACAAATACAGGAATGCCTAGTTTCTCACATTCATCTAGGCATTCTTCCATACTGTCGTGTTTAGTACCAGTTCCACTAAATGGTAAACTGATAATCAACGCATCGCCTTTCTGGAGTGGATTGTCGTCAACGAACCGCTCTGATGTCCATTCTCCTTCTAGTAGTACGTCACGCACATATGGGTATTCGCCACGGTACATACGTAACTTGTAACCATTTGCCATGCACCAATACTGCCACCAATCAATTCCTTGTGTTGTTCCTAAACTAACAAACCTATGTGGGAGTTTGTCGTGTCCTGTAATCTTGTTTAATTTACTGCTGCTAATCCATTTCGGATATAAATCCAAGAATTTGTCACAGTCATTTTGCATGTCAAACACTTCCATTTTCTTAAAGAAGTTTTCAACAAGGTGGTCGTAGAACGGCATGTTCCAAATACTATTGCCGCTGGTTTCGAATATACTTTTATCAATCATTTAATTCTCCTAATAATACTTTCTTCCAGGTTTCGCCTGTGTAAACTAATAAGCATTTGAATTTTTCACATTCCTGCAAATGTACTAACATTCCTGCAACTGGGTTCTTTGGTAATTCTGCAGCATAACGTCCTTCGAGCGTCAGCGGTACAGTTATTGTTACTTCTTCTTTGTTAGCTTTAATTGCAACATTGACCTTGCGGCTGTCGATTTGATTATCTCCGACACATATATGAGCTTCGTGTAGTCCATTTGATCGGTACACTCCCCTGTACGATGCTGTAGTAGTTACGTTGCCATCTAGGTTTGTCGATACACCAAACGTAATATTTTGTCCTACGTTATCCGCAAACATGTTATCAATTGCAGAATAATCGTATAATACTCCACAAAAGAGATCTTCGTTGTTGTTTGATGGAATGTTGTCCCATCTGATATGTGATGCAACTGGATATAACATTGATCTAAAGGTTGCAGTTGGCAGGTTAAACGCTTCTGCATGCAACGAGTTATGAATTCTATCTACTCGCAACCAAGTGCTAGAATCTGGTAGATTGTTACGCCAGTCGACATAGTATTTGTCATCTGCGTTATTCGACATAGCTTTTCATTTCTGGAATATTCTCAAATGTATTTGTATTTCTCAATCTATCTAAGTCTTTTGTGTAGTTAACAAATTGCTTCCAGTATTTATTCACTTCGTCTTCGTCTACTTCGCGTGATAATCCTGCTTTGATATCATCAATTCCAGTCTGGTATTCAAACATGTCTACTCTGCTGTTGGATATAGGCCACATTTCCATTGCCGGAATGTGTTCAATCTTTGCTAACGCTGCATCCTTTAATGCTCGTGGCATGTGTGCAATATTCAAGTATGCAGGACTTACTACTACGTTTGTCATTGCAATACTTGCACGTTTCCTGTGATTAGTGTAGAACCAATCCCATACCAGATCCAGGTTAAACAAATTTGTAATCATCACTGTTACAGCAAATGTAACTTCAATATTTTCTTCTGCATAAAACTTTTCTATGTTATCGTTTAAGTCAACCCATGAATACTCTTTGCCACCACGGATAACACTATATAGTTCATCGGTTGCTTCGATGCTAATTAGTAATTCAATATGTTTGAATTCTTTGAATATCTCTTTGAACCTATCTTCAAATACTGTAGCATTTGTACTGATGTCTAGTGTAATGTTCTTGCTAAGGCCTGCGTCCACGAACCATTTAAGCACTTCATAACAACGTTCATCATATAATGGCTCGCCGCCGCGTAATGCCACCCATTGCAAGTTACGAAAGTATTCTGGATTAGCGAACAACTTGTCCATGAAGCTAAGTTCTTTTACACCATTAAATCCAACCTGTTGTTTAGTCCAATACTCAGGCATTTCTTTGTTTAATTTTTTGCCATCTTTTGTCCATCCTGTACTAACAAACGGGCCGCAATGAATACATGCTAAATTGCACTTGTTACTAAGGGTAAAATCAAGGTATCTAATGTCTGGTTCGCTATCTACATCAAGTGATTCACTTTCCATTCGTAACTCGTAATCTAGCTTATCCCAAAAATACATTCTACGACTGCGGCCGCTTAGTTCTTTCTTTGCACACTGTTGACAAGCAGGAGGAATAATTCTGTTGCGGTGTGATTCACGTAGATCTTTATATGCATCATTGTTCCAGATTTCTTTCAATGTACTATTGTTTATGTTGCCTATTTTATCTTTGTAAATAATATCAGGGACAACATTGCCACCCCATTTAATAGTTAACGCATGCCACGGTGCTATGCACGTGGGCAAGTTTTCCATATCTAAAAATTTATTTCTATACGCCATTATTTTTCAATCCCACATATTTTCCTACATTGAGACCATGACGCATCTTCAATTGCATCTCGTAATGTCTCAGTGAACCATTCGTTGTCCAATACTTCAGTTAGTGTATGGTGGTTAAGGTCGTTCATTATTCGTGCTCGTAAAAAGCTTTGATCTACTTCATCATCTAATGTGTGGTTTTCAATGTATGTCCCATACAGGCTAACGTGACAACATGGCCATACTTTGCCCCATGGGTCAATTTGAATGTTTCTGTCATTGTACCATGGGCATTTTGAATCAAGTTCATTTTCTTGTGAGATGTCCTGGGCTTTGATAAACAAGTGATGATCGCGCAAGTCACTCATACGCTGGTCATCGTTATCAAACCCAGTTTGAAATTCTTCAATATCATAACATGCATTAATGTCGTATTCTGCTTCGTTTTCAGTGATAACAGTTATATGGTCGCCATGACTATGTCTCAATGTAAAATACAACGCTCCGCACTCGTCAGCAATCTTACTTACTTCGTCTATTTGATGCTTATTGTGCTCAAACAATGTCATGGTTACATTGGCACGGCCTCCTGTTGAGGTAAACGACTTAATATTAGCTACAATTTTATTCCAATCTGTTTTTCTTCGATACACCTTATGTGTGTCTTCTAGTCCATCAAGTGCAAACACGACAAGATGATTTGTGGATTTTCTAACCGACCTGCCTAGGTCCTCCCAAAACTTTGCTGAACGCATACTGCCGTTTGTGTGTAAGTACACGCTAGATTCTGGATGATAGTGAGTATATAGTTCTACCATTTCTACTAACTTAGGATGCATCATTGGGTCTCCCCAATTGCCGTTTAGTGTTAGCTCTCTAATAAACCAACCACGTGTGTCACTTGTAACTAGTCTATGCCATACTTCTTGGCTAAAATGCTCCAATACAAGTTCAGGTTTAGTCATGTCTCCGTCAACGTTTCTGACACACGCTCCGCATCTAGCATTGCAATGACTTGAAATGTCTACTTGTAAGTTCTGTACTATTTCACTCCAGTTGCTATCCAATGTAACTCTCACAGTTGCCTTCGCGAACGAGGTCACTTGTTAGACAATGAATGCCGCCATCCCAAAAGTACTGATGACGGAAACGCCATACAATTGGCTCAATGCCGTTTGCTTCCATTTCTGCAAAAGCTTTATCATTGCGGCCTGTACAAATTACTGTCTTTTCGTCTAGTGATAATACGTTAACATCAAACACACTTTCGTCTGCGTATCCAACCCAATGTGTTAACCATTTTTCTACGTACTCTTTGTAGAATCGACGCTTGCGTGTATCGCGGAAATCCTGCGGCATTTCGTGATCATCTTCTACTTCAATAATTGTCCAGTCTTTCATTTCTTCTGGAACCCAATCTTTGTTCCAAGTCATTAATACGCCTGGCTTTAGTATTGCAATTTTACCGTCTGCGTGTCCACCCACTCCAATCTCTAAGAACTTAGTGCCTGGATAACGTTGTGTTATTTCACGCTTGATCCATTCTTTGCCAAGTAATGTGCCTTTTCCTTTCTTGTTATCTTCTTCCCATGCGCGACTAAACAATACAGTGTCACCACATTTAATCATATTTGCTGCATGAAATAATACTTTGTTTTCTTCAGAGTAAGTATCATATCCAATACCGCCTCTTACCATTGCTCCTGGCATACTAACCCAGTCTGCGCCTTGTTTATATAATTCTACCATGTGGTCATAATAAGCAAGGTTCTCAAAGTAACGATTGTCGCCGCCTGTAAAACATTCAAACACTGTATGTCCATATGGTAACAATGTATCTCTTGGCATTAATGGATGGTTAGGGAACCCACAGCTCATCCAAGGTAATTGAATTTGTTCTTCGCCTGTAATTGTAAAAATGTTTGTTGGACGAAGTACTTCAATTCCCCTATCTTCTAATAGTTTAGCAAGCACCTCAATGTCTTCTGCTGTTTCTTCAAAAATAGTACGCATAACATTGCGTGTTTCTTCATCTTTATGCCAATCAAATGTCTCAGGAGGAAATGGTGCTCCTAGCATAACTTTCTTTAATGGTTGGAACTCAGTCCATGCATTAACTGCTGGTGTAGGTGTTGTCATATAATTGCGCCCTTTTGTTTAATATAAATATATTTATCCACGTAGTTAATGGACTATATAAATTGTTCTATTCTGTTTATGTCACTATTATAACACTGATATGGTATTAGAGCAAGCATTATTAACTTGACAAACACGCCTTTTGTGTGTATTATAAATACAATTAACAAAGGATAATCAATGACTAGAATTGCATACGACAGCGTAGCCAAAGAACAATTTAAAGTTCACGTATTTAATATAACAGACATTTCTGAAATAGCAGACACTGACGAAATGTATGCAGCGTTTGAAAGTGGCTGGCCAGTCGTTATTAAAGGATTGACTATCCCAGGTGTGGACTACGATTATTATGATAATTTAAAAGATTGGACAATTAAAGACAACAAGTGGATTATGCCTTGGTATAACAGCCACATTAAAAAGCGTGACAGGCTACGTAATGAACGTAACTGGTCCGAAGAACAAATTGATAAATTCCACAAAAAGCATAAGCAGGCTAACAATGGATGGAACGAAATATTTGATATTGTGTTTCCTAGATATAATACACAAGAGCGCATGCTTAGTCACCGCTACAATACACTAGTAGAAAACAAACTACACTTAGACGAACTGGATGATCAGCACACAGGCAACGAACAACAAATTCGTATGTTTGTGCAGCTAGACAAGAAGCGGCCGCGTGTGCTTAGTTTTGGTCCTGACTTAGAACGATTATACAATGACTACAAAGATGAGTTTAACCTAGACGAGTTAGACAAGAATAATGTACACACGTTTATTACTGAAATGCGAAACCGTTGTGTATGGAATGAACAGAAATGGGATCAGTTTCATCACCCGTTACATTACATTACATTTGATCCAGGTGATATATGGTTTTTTAACGCGCAATGGATTACACACCAGATTGTGTTTGGCACAAAGCTCCAATGCTTCGAAGCTGATATATTAAACGATAGTTTACAGTATCCGGACCTATGCATGAAAGAAAGGATTAAAGGTCTTGAGTAGTATTCGACATACAATTATCAACGATTATCTACCTGCAGATATCTTTAAAAAGTACAGTGAAGAATATCCAGTAGAATGGATAAAAGAATACTGTAGTAATCCAGAAGTAAGCGAACACGACAGTAGTCTACATGGCAACTATAGTGCGCCTGCAGAGTTATATGATCCAAACTTAATGAAGTTTGTTGAAAGTAAACTGCCTGCTCTTAAATTTGATGCAGTGGGTAGAGATGTAAAGCACGATCACTTTTATACTAGCTTCCATTATGACGAAAGCGGTAGCTGGTTGGAACCACACAACGACTTAAAAGATATGCGTTGGTTAGTCACTAGTCAAATATACATGAATGAGAATCAAGGTGCTAGATTATTAGATAGAAACCTTAATATAAAAAAACAAATTCCATGTTATCCAAATCTATTTTATAGCATTGTTGCCGATATGTGGAGTTGGCATGATGTACCTGAAGTGTCTAAACACAAACAAAGTATCTTATTTCGCGTAGGTAGACGCAGAAGTAATACAGTCGCTAATCCGGATCCTGGCAGTGATACATGCTATGTTATATACAATAACTTCCAAAAGGATAGGCATTATGCTAAACTAGGACCACGCATGGGTAACTTAACAGAAGCTTGGTTGTATAAACTAGGAGCAAGTAATATAATGCACAGCGCGTGGCGTAATGAAGATAGCTTAAAAAGGTGTATTAAGAAGGGCTTAAACCGTCATACACGGGTGGTTGTGCTGCTAAGTGGGTTCATGCCAGCCTCGTTAGAAATAGACGATTGTAGCGCACTACAGACGGTTACAAGCAAGGATTATGAATTGAATTTAGATGCAGATGTAGACAATGATGATTATTTTCGTGTAACAGATGATAACATAGATGCGTATGCAGCATGCATATTCAGCGATTTAAGCATAGATCATCCACTAGTTGAAGCCGAGCAAGTAATGTGTCATTACTACGCTAGCAAGGCGCATTTGAATTACACAGACCTTTAAACATACATATTTAATATATTAACATTTTCTTCTGATAAAATGTAATTTTCTAATGCCCAGTCGTTTCCTTTAGGAGACCAGTGAGCGTCGGTTGGAGATATAGTAAGGCCATTGTTGAACAATGCATTATCGTCACGTCTGTCAACATTATGTGCTGCTGCCATTAGTGCAAAGGCATTTGGTATATCTTGGTGCGCTACATCATCCATTAACTCAAGCGGTATTATATGTTTAAAATTATAAAGATTTTTAACATTATCAAACCATTTCATGTTATGATCTTGATACGTTGATGATAAAGCCTTGTATCGCAAAGCATTGCCCATGTGGCTTTCGTCCTTTGCAGACCAGTAGCCTCCATTGTCGTGCTGAGTTGAATACTTATCACTGGCTGCACTATACCACATGTGATGTCGGTTATCAACTTCTAAATTAGAATATCGCATGCCGCTTATTGTAGATAAAGGTTCATGATTAAACTCAAAATCAGCATCGCCGTTAAGCAATGATGTACGTGCAAGATGTGTTCTATTAATAAAGACGATGTCCACTGACTGTCGTTTTGCATCCAATAGACACCATTGGCAGTAGTCTACTCCACGCCCGCCTGCTGCATAATTATAATATTCATATTGAGGGAATTGTTGTGCTAGTTTCCATGACCAGTGATTTTCATACTGGCCTGCCTGGTTATAGGCACTAAAGCTGTCGCCAACAAATGCAATTTTCTTCATTTATGTATTCCTCTTCTATCGTTTAATCACAGATGGTTTTTAATTCGTTTAAATTCAGGCGACACAGACATAACATCGTGTCCTCTGAATATATCGTAGTTTTCAGTAGTACTAACATACTGTTTCATTATTTCTGCATTGTATGTATGATCTGGATCTTTTCCAAATTGTACCATTTCCATTAGCGGTTCTTCGTAGTCCGTAAAGTGTGGGCTGTTACGTATACTTTCTAAGAATTCTAAGACTTGTGCTTCTTGTTCATCTCTTAACCATTGTGGACTGTGTGCCATGCTATAATAATGTGGTTCAATTAGTTGGTTAGTACTCATGCCAATGCCCTTGCTTACTGTACACTGATAGTCGTGCATAAACTTCCAAAAGGGTACAATATGCAATGCATTAGTCATTTGATTTACTGTAGTAACACGTACTTTAATACGCTTACCGGCCTTGGTGTTACTGAATTTAACTAATTTGTCAAAGTTTTTCCATACAGATGCCCACTTAGAAGGAGGACGCAGATAGTCATTCATTTCAAACATTCCCTCAAGTGAACAATTGACAATCACTTTTTCGAACTTACCAAGCTGCTCTAGCCAACGATCTTGCATATTGGTAATATTAGTATAAAAACTTAGTTCGATGTGACTAGCGTGTCCGGAGTCTACTGCTATATCAAGCAGTCTAAACATATCCCTTGCTACTGTTGGCTCCCCGCCTATTAGTTTAATTTTACGAGCTTTTCCCATCATTTCCTCGAAGCTCGTCCAGTCAATTCCAGGTTGAAGAAGAGCCTGCTTCTTGTCTGCAATCATGCCTTGCCAATCCGGGTGGTCGGTCCCGAGTCCGCTTTCGACCATTAGTGCTCGTTCCACGCTGACTAAGTGCGAAGCTTCTTTGTTGCACATTTGACATTGTAAATTGCATAGATTGCCAAGCCTGAAATCAAATTGTAAAGGTTGTTCAACCTCCCAATCGTTAACGGAAGCATCAGCCACTACTTCGTCAATTACATCTTCCCATACCTCGTTTTCCCACTGTCGAGAGCTTACAATATTATTACGTTCTAAGTGTAAGCACTCTGAACATTCGGGCAGCCACTCTCCATTGCTCATGCGTTCACGTACATCCTTGATGTAGTCATGATTCCATGTACCATCTATGCCTAGTTTTTCCTGGTCAACTAGTGTTTCTGGTTCTTTAGCCATACAACATAATCTATAACGTCCGCCGTTGTATGTGCTATATTGTACAAATGGTAACGCGCAAAAGCCGCCTTTTTCGCTCATCAGTTAGTATTCCTTTAACAAGTTAAGAAATAATTCTGCGCCTGCTGCTTGGTTCTCTTCCCAAGTGTGTGATGCATTCTCATCTGCCATATCGCTACCATACTTTAATAGCGTTACTGGTTTATTAAAATGCTTCGCTACTTTAGCAATTGCATAACCTTCCATGTCAACTAGGTCACTTGGCAGTTCTGGTGGACTCATAACAAAGTTATCGCCTGTGCTTAGTACGATGCCTGTATCTGATAATCCAATTTCTGCTGCCCAATCACTTTTGTCAAATGGTGTCGTTCCTAGTTCAGCTTGTGGACGTGCATCCATGTCACGTTGTATAACTGATCCAATTGTATTAAGTTTGCCTGCATACTCTGCACTTAATACACCTGCTGTTCCAAAATTGATAACTGAATCACAATCTTGTTGTATACAAGCAAGTGCAGCATATGTAGTTGCGTTAATTTTACCAACGCCAGTGAACCATACTTTATATGTTGCTGGATCTAAATTATGATCAGGTAGCTCACCTGCTAATGCAACTAGTACATAAATCATTCAACTGCTCCGTCTTCTGGTTCGTCTAGTAAATAGCCCATGTCAGGGAATGTAGCACGGAAATCAGTTCCACGCATGTCGTCTAGTTTATTGATGTACTCTCTAAACTCAGGTAAACGTTGTGTCCAATCTTCACTGCGAGCAAAGTTAACCATTCCTCGTAATCGCTTAATACCATATTCTGCATTTAGCCATTGCTCTTTTGTTACCTTACCCTTGTGCCAACTTGGAACACCTAGTTCCCAATTCTCTGTCCACCATTCAATGAACTCTTCGTACTTGGCTTCTGTTTTATCAAGGAATTCATCTGGTAATACCTTAACATTCAAATGACCAGGCCAATAAACAAAGTGATAGTTAATACCACCTGCTCCAAATGGCCACATGTTTGTCTTCTTTAGTCCGCTTTGTGTTAGCTTCCATTTAAGGAAGTCTGGAATATAGTGAATGTTAAGTGCATTAACTGCACAAGCTATTGTAACCTCTACGTTGTTTGATGTCTCTTTGTCTAGACGTTCAAACATTGCTAGCTGATGTGACCATTCGCTTGGGTAACGAATATAATCATTCATGTCACCAATGCTGTCAATGCTGTAATGGAAACGAACCTTCTTAAAGTGTTTCCATTGCTCTAGTAAACGATCTGGTAGTTCAATGCCGTTACTGTTATAGCGTAATTCAATACCTTCTGCGTATCCCATTTCAATAACTTTATCTAAGATATCATAATGTTCTTCAATGACAGTTGATTCGCCACCTGCAAAATACAACTGACGCATATGTGGAATTTGTGCATAGAATTGATCCCAAAATGTAGGATTGTTCTTGTGCCAGTTATAACTAGCGCCGAACGTTTTTCCTTTCTCATCCCATGACATTGTTTGTTTTAGACTTTCATTTGTAATTTGTGGATATAGTTTATTCCAATCCTTTACCCATCCACTTGAGTCATGTGGGCTACACATAATACAGCCTAGCTGGCACTTTGTTCCCATGCGAATGTCAATATATCGCAATTTTGAATCAGTTGATCCATCTGCGTATGTTTGTTCTACTAATTCATCAACGTCAATTCCGTTGTTCATCCAGTATTGTGTTTCCCATTGGCGTTTAGATCTATGTCCAGCAGCTTCTTCTTTAAAACATTTTAGACAACTAGCAGGCTGTTCACCTGCAAGCATTTGCTGCCTAACGTTACGCATGTATGTATTATTCCATGCTGTTTCCAAATCTGTTGTGTTTAAGTTAGCTGGCTTACCATCTTCTGTTTTTACAATACCTACTCGTCCGCCGTGAACTTTGTCGTTTGTTGCGCCTACGCTTGATGCGTTAGCTGTGCAACATACTCGCATACTTCCATCTGGGCGTGTGCTTAAATGAATCCACGGAAGAATACAAAATGTATCTGATGGAGTTGGTAAATCATGTTCGTTATTTGACATTTAGTTTTCCTTTAAATCGTATGTTGTATCTGCGGAACCGTTTCGTACTAGATCCCATGTTGCTTCGGTTGCGGTGCCAGTTAGTTGCAAACATGGTCGCTTGTGCCAACTTCCGTTCCATGTTAAATGAGGCAATGTGCTCCATTCCCATGTAAAAACAGTGCCAGCTTTCCATTGTGTATACACCCTGTTTCCAAATTGAATTATTTGACCAGGTTCCCAATCTTCCATTGGAATTAAAAAGCGTATTTTATTAATATCTTGATATTTAAATTCTGTGTTATCTATTACACGATCTTTGCGAGGATTGCCTGGCAAATTATCTATGTGCCACATAAGCTGATCATTTGGAAACTGATCATTAAACTTACATGTAAATTTTTCTGTTTTGTCTAAGTGTAGCATATCTACAATTTGCATAAACTTTGGAAATTGTCCTACGTGCTTATCAAAATTAACCTTACGAAACATTGTTGCGTTTGGCTTTCCATTTGGATTTTCTTTATCTTCATCTAAATGATCTGTGCTGCTAACGTTAGCTGCATGTTCATACCGTTGCTTATTGTATACCTGAGGCTCTACTCCAATGTCACGTGCTTTAGCTATTTCGTCTGACCATTGTCCTTTAAACTGTCCAATGATTTTAACGTATTCGCCTTCCTGGTCTTCTTTAAATTTATCAAAGTGCCAAGGTGACTTAAACGGGGTAGGCATTAATTTATTTCTCCGGTATCATACACGAAGCAATGTACACATCGCTTGTTTTGCTATGCATGTATTTAGCCTTTGATTTGTTGAAGCCTTCTATATTTTTAAAACTAGTAGCGGGATCATATTTCGCCCATGCTATGTTCTTTGTCATTGCAAAGTCTACTATTTTAGAATTTTCTTTAAATATTAGATCTCGCATAGTGTTGTAATCGGTGTATCCGGGCCTATAGTCAGGGTAGTGACTATCACTGAAGTCCATTACCTCGCTCCACCATGCGAAACTCTTTTGACTTTCGCGGTATGCTAGTACAATGTAGTCGCCTGGAAAATGATTATAGATGTAGTCTAAATTAAAGCTACGGGCAAAGAAGTGGCTCTTAATAACACGATGTCCTGTTCCACTGAATACAGTGTTAATATCATCTTGCAATTTGTGAGGGTACAAATAGTTAAAGTCTTTCCAGTCTTCCCCACACCCCATGCCAGGGCCCCAATATGAGCCCCTGTGTCCGTTGTTGTCGTCTTTAGGATTTACTGGTCGATGATAACATGTACGGTCAGGAGATTCGTCAGTGGTATCAGCATCAATTAATTGCCTTAATTGAATATCTATACCACTCCACTTACTTCCTGGTACTCCGCAGAACCATATGTTTTTCTGTCTGTCTGCCATCTTCTTGCCCTTGCTTTACTCGACGCTAAAGTATTTTCCTAAGAATCCACTTACGCCTTTTAGTACATCGTCTTTTACTCGTTCATAATCTAGCTTAACTGCTATATCAACTACATCATCTTGCATGATATGCGACACAATGTCATTGCCAGATTTGTCAATAGACATTAAATCTTCTCTTGTCATTGTGATCGTATTACCATCTAGTAACTTAATGATGATTTCAATAATATATTCAGCAGGAACATGATCAAGTGATACTTCATCAAAAATCAAATCAAACGATCGATCTTTACGTTCAATAGACATAACGATTTTTTCCTTTTTATTCAGACACTTCTGTTGCTGTTGCTTTAGAAGGGCGGCCGCGTTTTGGCTTTAATGAAGGATCCATGTCGTATGCTTCTGCACGTAGACGCTCTACTTCGGTAGCTAATCCATCTGCTTGACTGATCATACTTTTAGCAAGTGCTGCATCATCAAGTGGCTCTGATGTAGTAGAGCGAGATGCAATACTTGGATCCATTGCTGCTGGTTGCAATTGTGTGCCGTCTGGTACAACAACTGGTGCGCCGCCATTGTTTTCTGCAATCAGCTTATTTAACTCGTCTAACGCAACTGAAACAGAGTTGTTAGGTGTCATTTTAATTGCTGATGTAGGAAGCTTCTGTAAACGTCGTGAGTTATGAAGTGTTTGTAACATGTTAGTACCATCCGTGAACACAGAACGTTGTGCAAACTCGTAAAAGTTTGTAGCTGCTTGTGCGCTAGGTGATTCAACTGCACTAATGATATCATCGTGCATCCAATCTGGAAGTGCATCTGTATCAACTACTAAGCATGATGTTTGATCATCTGGTAGTTCGCGAAAAACAACAACAACACGTTTCTGTGTGTTGACAATTTGACCTACGTGTTTAATATTCCTAGACATATCTAGTCCTCCGTTGTAGTTTGAGCTTCACCATCTAGTTCTTCGTCTGGTGTGTTAGCTCGTACAAAAGCAACTAATTTAGTGAAACAATCACCTACTTGTGATGCTTCTGCTGCTTTAAATGCGCCACGTTGTGTGGCTAAATCGATGATATTACATGCCATTGTAATGTCAGCAATGTTGATGTTACTTGTATCTTCTGTAGTCATTGTAGTTCTCCTATTAAATTAACTGCTATGTTTATTTATGTCGATAGCTTCTGGACATATAGATTTTTCTCAAATTGTTCTAAATCATTTACTAATTCAAACCAAATTTGAAAAATGTTATGCGGATCGTGCTTCCTAATATGATAAAGACCTTTAAAATCCTGTGTTAAAGATTCCCAATTAGGATTAAATCCTTGATCCACATGCATCATTCTGCGGTTACGCATCATTTGCATTAAAATTGGATCACCGCGCAATAGAAGAAGATCAGACTCTGCTAAACTTCCTCCATTTTGGATTAGTTTCACCTTACTCATAATGGATTGTTACTCCAAATGGTGATTGTATCCTGTGTTGTGGATCACCATGTACTACGAACAGTGTGTCGCAGTAGTCCGGATTGCCCCAACTTCCCCAAGGTAAGCCGTCTGTGAACATAACCATTTGATCTGGTTCCATTCCAACTTCTGCCATGTAGTTAAATACTACATCAAAGTCTGTGCCGCCGCCGCCTTGGAGTTCGTATTCGTTCATTGTGCGTCCATCATCACTTGTGAATTCTTCTGCACCATATACGCCCGTGTCAAACTGTGCAATTAAAATGCGGTAGCTTTGATACTGGTCCATAATTCCTTGCACTTCGCTTAGAAAGTCACGTAGCATATCCATGCTAATACTTCCTGAAGTGTCTAAAAATACTGCAATGTTAAGTTCTTCGTCTTTGTTCATTCCAGGAAAGATAACTTGCCCTGACCGCTTACTTGGGCGCATAAATGTAAAGTCACTTTTAAGACTACTTTCAAGTTGTGTACGTAGTACATCTCTCCAGTCCATTTTAGGTGCAACTAAGTCATTAATCATTCTACGCACTGATTCTGGTACATCAGGTCCGCCACTTTGTGCTGCTTGTATAACGGCTTGCTTAACTTCGTCTGCTAGTGCTTTGCGCTCTTCTTCTGACATTGTGATAGTAATGCTTTGTTTGCCTTCACCGTCACCATCTGCATCAGCAGTGCCGTCACCTACTTCTAAGTGGATGTCCATGCCGCCATCTTGTCCTTCTCCATCCTCGATTAACTTATCGTAAATCTCATATGAATTTAGTCCACGATATTTCCAGTCTAAGCACATTGTTCCACCACCTAGCATTTCGCTAGTAATAGGTTCACCAATTTGGTGTTCAACTAGTGTCATATTAATGTTGTAGTCTGCAGCTGCGTTATAAACATTTTTATCACGCTCGCCACGTGCGCCCATGTGATCAAACACTACGTGCAACACTTCGTGTCCCACTAGAAAGTCTACCATGGGATCAGTTAGTTTTTGTATAAATTCATCGTTGTAAAGGAATCTGCGTCCGTCGGTTGCAGCAGTTGGAAGATAATCACTTGCGTCTTCTAAGCGTAGACGTGTTGCTAATTGCCCAAAGAAAGGCTTTGTTAATAGCAGACGAACGCGGCTTTGTGTAATGCGCTCTATTGATGTCTTTTGCATTCTTAACTCTCCGTTACATGTAAATGTTTAATGTATAATATATTATAGCATATACAGTTATTTTGTCAACCACTTAGTGCGCTAATTTAAACATCATTGCATCTTGTTCCAGTTCAAATGCATAGGCAATACCATAGTGATCGTGTGATCCTACACAATTCTCTTCGCACCATTCGTATGACCTATCCCATTCTGCTCCTGCTAGCATAACAACATGCCAACCAAGTGACTCGTATTTGAGAATTAATTTATTGCGTTCTTCGATTAAGATTGCCGTGTGGGACATTGTGTCACGCATTAACGTAGACTTACCAGACTGGCGTGGTGTTGAGATTATACTCAGCCTGCCTTTTTTGTTAAGTGTGTTGAACAATTTACGCTGGTAAGCTTCCATTGCTAGTTTATCCCATTAAATGAAAGTTTAAATATCATTGCGTCTGGTGCATTTTTAAAATGTACTTGGTGTCCATCATCTGGGTTGCCATGTTTATTAATAAAAAAGTCTTGGTGAAAGAGGTGTGTTTTACACCAATGCATTGCACGGCCGTAACCGCCTCGTATATCTACTTGAGTAGATGTGTCTTTCCATTTCTGTTTGTAGTCCATTAGCATTAAAGGAGTATAGTCTTTAAATGCTAAACCGTACAGTCTGATATTGATTCGTTCCCTAGGCGAGTAAAGGGAGAGATCAATTGTCTCTCCCTCCTGCAACTTAGGGGTTAAGTAAGTAGTTGGCAAGCTCATGTTATGCATCCAATACTAAACGACCGTAACGTCCAAAGTATTCCTCGAAGCGTTCAATCTTAGCCTGATTAGGCATTAACTTGTACTGTTGCATTGCAATACGCGATGCCATAATAACCATCTCAGTCTCAAAGTTATCCATCATAAAGCCAATCATGTTGCTATAGCTCTTGTGGTACAGATCCATTTTGCCTGCTTTCTCGCCGTTAATGCTGCGATCACGTAGCTCATAACACAAACTGGTAGCAAGCGCATACTTTGCGCTAATTTCAGTTGACTGCATAGTTGTTACTTTGCCGTCTAGTACTTCTACTGGATCAGGTAAATCACCTGCAATCTTTTTGTGCGCCATAAACTTAACAGCAATGCCTTCGCCTACACATCCTGCAACTAAATCTGTTTGCAAGCTTTCTGCAAGATCATCTGCATCTTCGATAAGTTCTGAAGTAAAGCTCCATGCTCGTGGTGTAGCAAATCCACGTGAACTTGACTGTGGATCAAAGTTGTATAAATCACCTTTTGCAAAGCTCAAGTAACCTACAATGTCCGCTGATACGTTGTTGTTAACTGCCCAGTTTAACCAGTCTTGAAAATCTACACGTAGTTCAAAGTGAACAAAACGGTTCTCAAGTGGTTTAGGCATACGGTACGTAACACCCTTGTCTGTCTCACGGTTGCCAGCAGCAATCATTACGACATTGTCTGGTAATACATATTGTCCAATGCGTCGATTAAGAATCAACTGATAACCCGCTGCTTGCACACTTGGTGCTGCTGAGTTCATCTCATCAAGGAATACAATAACTGTATCATACTGTGCTGCCAGTTCCTTGCTTGGCAAGTCTGCTGGTGGAAGCCATTGCATAACACCAGTTTCCAAATTAGGAACTGGATATCCACGCAAGTCAGTAGGTTCAAACAATGCTAATCGCATGTCAATTACAAGGGTGTTACCCATTACACCGCTATCTCCAATTTCTTGAACTAGCTCTGATTTACCAATACCTGGAGGTCCCCAAAGAAATACAGGGCGCTTCTTTTTAAATGCACGTGTAATAAGTACGGTTGCTTCGCTTATTTTAACTGTGCGCGTATCTGTCATTGATGCTGCCATGTTACTTCTCCGGACTGTTTATTTGTTTACTATAAGTATAATACGATATTTTAGTTGAAATGTCAAGCATTATTTACCAAAATACTGCATATATGCCCACCATGTATATTGCTGGCTATCTTCAATGCCAAATATCCAAAGTGTGTCAAAGAAACCTAATGCGAATGTAAATAAAAATGCAAATGCGATATAATCCAAAACTAATGTTTTCATACTACCTTCCTTCTTTTGTTTAACTATACTACTATAATACAGTAAGAAGTCTTGGCTGTCAACCTTTTATTTTAGTCTACTGTTTTCATTGTTTATTAGTCTCCAAAATAAGTTGCTGATATTACTGTGTCCTTCTGGACCAGGATGATCGTTATCGAGTGCAAAAGGAAAAGCTCCATAAAATTTGGACTGAGCAACGTCTACTATATTAATGTCATCTGTGTTAAGAAAAGCAGGAGTCCAATCATTGGGACGAGCGCCTGCAACTTCTCTGTACGATGGACTTAATGAAAACCCAGATAACATATGGTAGCTGTTAACTCCGGCTGCCTTGCAAGCTAAATGTGCATAATGTATTCTAGTCCAGTTAGATACGTACATGTCATGTGGTTCTGCAATGGAATCATTATATATTTTTTCTAATTTAAGATTCTTGCCGTTGCTATTTTTAGTTCTGCCCTTTGATACATCATATGTTTTTTCAAACTCTTCACGTATCACACAATGGCGATCAAAGAACGACCATAAAAAAACTACAGTATCATTTGGTTTTATGTCAGGAAGTACATGCTGGAAACGCCATAATATTTCTTTATTACTTGCGCCCGCTGTGCCGAAATTATAACAAGATTGATTAAGTTTATCAGCTAGAAGCGAAGGCCATGCTAGCTTGCTTGCTCCGCTTGTGTATGGATTGTAAGTAGGCACTACATAATGCGCTTCGTTAGTTGGGTCCCATACATCAGCTAGGCCGTACCCATATGTTTGACTGTCGCCAAATGCATATAGATTACCTAAAATGATAATTTATCCAATTCTCCACGGCGACTTAATTCATCTTCAATTGCTAATTCGTCACCTGGGTATGCGTTTGCGAGAATTGCATTCCACATATCAACTAATACTGATGTTTTTATTTCCACTAAAGGCTTTAATTCTGTCATTTTGCACTCCGATTGTTTAACGTACTAGTATTAATAATACAGTGAAACACGCAATCTGTCAAGTTATAAATTAAAAAAGATCTAGTGCAGATTTTGCGTTAACACGATCCTCAAACGCTTGGCTAGTAGACCCATTTTTTTGACAAGAGTCACATAGTTCTAGCGCATAGCCAGGTTCTTCGTCACTTGCAAACAGTTTATTGCATTGTTCACATTCATATACATAACTCATTTTGCTTTACTCTTATTAGTTGCGGCTTTGCCATTTGCATCATTGATTAATATCTGTTCCTTAGAAACAAACTCACGGTCGCATCTTGCGCACACCGAATATTCCATTGGTACGTGTAATATAGTACCTTTATAATCTATATCAGTTACTTCGCTAAATTGTACGATGTTGTGAGACTTACAATATTTACATATAGCCATATTAAATATCCTGTACTAATGTATTGTAACATTCAACACATACAGTTATCTCAACTATATTACCATACATATCTTCATTGTAAGGACAATTAACTGTCTCAACTGTAGCATCAATGGCGCTGCAATCTTCACAAGTTAAATGTGTTGCAGGTTTACTAAATGCAAGATCCCAATTGCTACTCACTTTTTCAGTGCTCACTAGCGCCTTGCGGCGTTGATCACCTTTACCACCATGCCATTGACTCATTAAATTTCCTTACTTGGTTTTACTATCTTAACACAATCATATGCGTGTGCTACTGCATCCATTGTTTCTGTTGCTCCAATAGCATATCCAACAGCGAATGTAATCGCTATTAGTGCTGACACTGTTACTACTATACTAAATCCACTCATAATGTGCTACTCTCGTATACGCATATTGCAACCATTGCAAGTGTGGCGTAAATTACTAATATTGCCCAAAGGTACCTATCAAACATTATATTCTCCCAACATAGTCACTACTTCAGTTGTGCCTTGTTTCTTATTTAGTGCTATTTATAATATTTGGTTCTACTTCAAAATATTTGTTCACTTCAAATTCATCGTTTAAATCATCTGGCGCATAACCTCTTGGATTACACAACACTCGTGTTTGATCAACAACATAATCGCTACTGTTATGCATGTGACCATGAACCCAGAATGATGGCTTAAATGTCATCATAAACGCGGTTCTATCGCTGTAATATGACGCATTCAATAGTTGCCCTTTGAAACATTCATGACTTGAATTCTCATGTGGCGCATGGTGAGTAATAACTACATCACCTTCTTTCACATTGTTATTCATATATGCCATTGTTCTCATATGCTCGTATGCGGCATCAGTAGGTCTAAATTTACGAAAATCTGGACCCATACGGATATACTTGTGGTCACTCATCTTCTGGCTAGCATCCCACATTGCTAATGGTTGATTACCAGATGATTGATAATCAGTCCACAATGTAGCGCCGTGAAACACAACACCTTTGATCTTGCGCCACTCGTTCTGTAACACATGGACATTCTCATACACATCTTCTTTAATATGTTTTAATGTGTTTTCAATATGCCCACGATAGAATTCATGGTTGCCTTGAATCAATATAACATCTTCATACCGCAATGCCATTTCGTTGACCCAATCAATTCGGTGCTTCACGTTAATGTCGCCAGCAAGAATCAATACATCTGCTTCAACAGTTGGTTCTTCAGTCATACGACCAAACTCCAAGTGTAGGTCAGACATGTATAGACACTTTACTTTGCTCATTTAATTCTCTTCTATATATTAATCTATACCTATATTATATCACAAATATAGACATTTGTACACCTTTATTAATCTTTTATTACAATTAATTGAGGGCACATCTTATCTTTCATAGAACTTAATTTAACACTAAGAATAGACGGACTCTTTGATTCTTTCTCAACTTTAATCATCTTAGCAGACTCTTTGCGACCTGGCATACCATTACGCAACACATCATTAACGATCAGTGCGAATGGTATTAATAATATCATCTGTGGTTCATTTGCCATAACGACTACAACTGAGAGCGGCAATACAATTACTGCGGACAATACACACGCGGTGAAAATTGTTATAATCATCGCAGATAGTGTGAAATAACGCCAGTAGGTACAAAAGTCTCTCTCAAACTGACTGTGACTGAACCATTGATTTATAAAACGATAATGCCATGCTGATTCACTTACTTCATATGTGTTCATTTGTCTGCTCCCAGTGTAGTATATGTACTAGTGACAACAAATTGTTTTGCATTGTATTCATCTAGTGCTTCTTGGTATGTATCATACACCCCTGTGAGATCAGCATCAACGTTATCTGGATTATACCACCATAATACACCAAACAGGCGCTTCTGTAGTACGTGCTTAGATTGTTTAACACCATATGAATTCACACCATATGTAACACTTTTAATACGCCAGTTAGTCAAACAGATCACCTAAATCCTTGCTGTCTTTGCTAAGTGCAATAGATGCGCCTGTAATCATTCCGTCTAATAGAGTTGTTGTTACAATAACAGCGAGTGCAACTAATAACCCTGTTGCCTGTAATATTGTATAACCACCTGTAGCAGAAACAACGACTACAATTGCCATTGTCCCAACGCTTGTTATTGCAGTCAATATACGTGTTATAGTTTTGTTTTGCATATCAGTTCCTCTTGTTAATTACTTGTTGTACTGCAATTTAGCAAATTGCAGCAAGGCCGTTAGCTCATCTATTTTTTCTTGTTGTTCATTAACGTCAAATTTTAGTTCTTCAATTAATGCAAAGTGATCATCAAATTTGACCCATTCGCCATTACGGCGAGATTCCAAGCTCGCGCCGCTTCCGCTTTTACTGCGATATACAACCATGTCCCATCGTTCTATGTCATTGCTCATAATATATTTTCTCGTCTTAATACCTTAGATGCGTTCTCCATGAATACCGGAGTTAGCGTTGTGCCATCGAAGTTAATGCAATCATTTAATAAATCATTTAATGCATCACGGAATATAACGACTTCATCTTGTAAGTCATAAACTCTTTGGTCAGTCCAATCTGCACCGCATCCGCATTCGCATTCCCCATACGCAGCACAAGTACAATCCATTCCATTACTCATCTGTCTTACCTTTGTGCTTAGGTTTAGTAACCTTCTTTTTGTTAGGCACAACTTGCGATTTGAACTGAGGCGATCGCAATGCGTGTGCAACTGGGTCTCTACTCTTAGGCACTTTAATATTCTTAGGCATTTTCTTTGCTTCTTTCTTTAATGGATAAAAGTTTAAACTACCAAATAATAACGTATATCTGCCTTGGTCAGTGACTAATTCGTGTCCGTTAAATGTCTTAACTTTTTCAGACCCTGTGCGTACTAAATGGTCTCGTAAGTCCACTAAGTTATTCCAGTTTTTAGTTCTATGCTTTGTCATGTTATGCAGCTTTAACCAGTGTTAGTGTTGGTGCGCATACTATACGAGCACCATATAATCGTACTTGCATTTCAGCGTATCCACGTATGTAGAAGCTTTGTTGCGTACCATCTAGGTAAACAACTGTGTACTTTGTATCAGTCATTACATTTGGCCTTTGCGCATGTAGATTACGCCTTTAACTACACATGGGATTAATAGTGCAACCAATAACATATCAAACGCATGAGTAGCTTCTACTAAACGTGTAACTGGTAAAACGGTAAACTCTAAAAAGTCTTTCATATGCTTCGCCTTGTGTACTTAATTAACTTATACTACTATTATAACAAATACTTCAGGTGATGTCTACCTTTATTGCAAAATAAATTTAAATAAATACAATTAACATACGGAGGAAATCATGAAGTTTTTAAAATCAATCAAATCAAAATTTGTGCTGTGGCTAATGTCAACTACATTGTACAAGTATCTATTATTTCACGTTATACCTTATATAAGATTCACAACATATTACACATCCATGCGAGGCAGAACGTATCACAAATTATACAAGGCAGTTAAGCCAGGACATATCCTATTAACAAACGATAGTAAAAAACTAACAACTCTTTTAATAGGCGGCGAGTTTTCACACGCTGCATATGTAGTATCAAAGGATGGAGATTGGGAAGTATCAGAAATGACCCACAACAATTACACTAAAAGTACTGTTGCAGATTTGTGCTTTGAGGCTGATCGCGTTGTTGTGCTTGAATGTACTACATTTGATGCAGCATACACTAAGAAGACTATTGCTAAGTGCAAGTCGTTTGAAGGTGTTGCATATGATGTTCAATTTGAATTGGGATTGGAAGCATTGTCATGTGCAGAAATGGTATACGAAGCAGATTTTGAAAGGCGCTTAGATGTAAACCTAGAAGACGTTATAGGAATAGGCCAATTGTATATTTCACCAACTGGCCTATATAATTCCAAGAATGTCAAAGTGATATTTGACACAGCTAATGTTAGCAACTAACATAGTGAATTTATCTCGATAGGAGTTGAACCTATGTACACAAGCCATACCCTGTGATCTAGCACTATATTGCTACGAGATAAAACTGGAGCGGGTGGACGGAATCGAACCGACATCTAAAGGTTGGAAACCTCCAGTAATAACCATTATACTACACCCGCAAAACTAATTTGACCCTTAACAGTTGCTCCATCTGAGAAGATGTTTTATCGGTTCTACCAGCAACTTAATATTAAGTGAGTTGTCTCGGTTACTCTCACAAGGGTCAAAACTTTGGTGTTCGATGAAGATTTAATTCTCCGTTTCTGACTTATCAGTGTCAGCGTTCTCTCTTGAACTATTCGAACAAAACTAATTATCTCGGTAGGATTCTAACCTACATGCATGAAAACATCATCAGCGTAGCCCGGTCAATGGGGTGGCTGGATTTCACTGCTTTAACCTTTAAGCAACGAGATAAACTGGCGGAAAACTAAGGAATCGAACCTTAACCCTTTCGAGTCCACGCGGTTAGCAACCGGCCCTAGATCCAATCTAGATAATCTTCCAAACGTGGTCCCGCACCGCCCTTTCAAAGCGACTTAACTATGACAGGTTTACTAGGTTTATACTAACGATCAACTGGTTAGGAATACGCTTCATATCATTGGGCGATTCTGATCTGTGTTCATTGAGCGACCAAGCACAACTACTAACTTCACTATCTACCCATCCCTAGCATTTACCAGAGAGATCATACTCAAGTGGTCATGCGAGTTAAAAATGGCTCCTGAAGTTGGGCTCGAACCAACGACAAATAGATTAACAGTCTACTACTCTACCAACTGAGCTATTCAGGAATTAAACTTCACTTTCAACTATGCTGGGTAGTATAGTCTACTTACAAACGTGACTAACCATTTGCATTGGTAGACTAGGGACTATGTAATGTCCTAAAGCATTCAACGAGTGTCACTCGCTTACTGGCTTAAGGAATCGTCCCAGCATATGTGAAAATAAAGTTTTACGATAAGGGTGTTAAGCCTTAAAGTTGTACTCTGTATAAAGGATATCTAAGATATCGTCTATAGTATCTCTATCTGTTGCTAAAATGTTTTGAGGAGTTGCGTTGATAACTTCCTTAATAGCAGCAATTTGTGTATAACGATCTGCGTCTTGTGATGTAGTTTGCGAAACAGTTTTAGCGAATTGCGATAGAGTATACATTTTGTACTTCTTTCTCTTAATTAATTTATATAACTAGTATAACATCTTGCTATTCGAAAGTACACCTTTATTTTATTTTATTTTAAAACTTCTTGGTCAATTTCTAGTGGCCAATCAAACCACAATCCACAATCCGTACAGTACTTAATAAACTGTGAACGGATAAGTCCTAAATGAACTCCTCCGCATTGTGGGCAGTGCTTAGTGCTTACTGGGTCTTTACGACGAACAGGCAAGCTTTGTAAGAAAGTAGGATTAAGCATTGTATTCACGCAGCTTTTTGATGTTCCACTTCTCAATTATAGCAGTTCCATCATCTGCTTCGTCTACTGCAATATAGGCAACAGTCTTCTTAACATTTGCATAACGATAGCCTTGTTCATTTACAATGCCGCCTACCCATACCTTGTGGGAATAATCTTTGCAGAAGTCCTGTGTATCATTGTTAAGTGAGAATTCAAACGTATTACCGTAATCTTTTTCAACAAATTCGCCAATTGGATTAACAGTGTGTGTCCAGTATGCCATATGCTTCTCTCCTTACCCTAATTTGTAATACTATTATAGCATTTCTAGTTAGGATATGTCAACCTTTTATTATGAATAACGTAACTTTAATATCATCTTTTCTTTGTCAGGCAAAGGTAAAATATTTAACCATTTGTTGAAACTATATTCTTGTCCGTATATGTACCAATGCTCGGTATTATATGGATATTCTACTATAGCAGGTCCGTCTTCTCTGTGTACCTGGCCAGCGGAATTGTAATAATAGATATCGCCATCTGCATGAAGCCAACTACCATTAGTTTGTTCCATAGCGCCGTGGAATGCTTGATCTTCTGCAAGAGCACGTGTTGTATAATCTTCATCCATACCGTAACCTCAGCAACATCTTTTGTTCGTCACTAACACCTACACGAGTACACCATTTGTCAAACGATAACATATTCCCTTCATATATCCAACACACTCGGCCATCTGGATGTATTATCGCAGGACCATCGTCACGATGTGAAACTCCCGTGCCGTTTATACCATCAGTACAATGCCGCCATACTTTGGCACCCGTTGGTGTTGTATGCGATTCACTACCCATGCTGTAACTTTAACAGCATCTTCTGTTCATCACTTATGTCTATTTGTTGTAACCATTCTTTAAACGGACGCTCACAACTCCTATCAAACCACCTAATATTACCATCAGGATTAATCACTGCTGGACCATTGTCTCTATGAACATACCCAGCATCATTGTACCAAACCTTTAATCCATTATCGTATACCCAACTGCCATCTTCTTGTTCTGTTGCGGCACGATAGTCTATAGCATAATCTCTATGCTTGGGCTCTAAGTTTTTAGGCAATTGCATCCATTTGTTAAAATTCATTAGAAGCAACTTTTTCAAACTTACGATGACTCTTACTCCAACTCTTCATTGGCTTAGAGAACATAACTTCTTCAGTAGTACCTTGTTTAATATATCCAACTAACCAGTCCACATCGTTAATGATGTAAGTATGATTCTGTACTGGACTATCCCACACTGTAACTTCTTTTAGATATTTCATGCTTTGTACTCCGCTAACATAAATTCGCACCATTGTTTTGTTACAAGTGCCTTGTTCCACGCCTGGTAATTAGCATCTGTAAGATCCAAATCACGCTTTTCCATATCTTGTTTGTATTTGACCCAAGCACGGTGCTCAATCCCAACAGCAACACTTGTTTCATATACAGCACTTTCTAAGCTGAAAATTGCAACGCCATGCTTGATAGTCATTATACCTTTTCCTTTCGGTTAGTTTCTAGCCATTCATCACACGCACGATTGAACTCTTTGTAGTACAGTTCTTCGCTTGCGTAATTGTCACGTATAACTGCATAACAGTCTGCTTCGACAAAGTCCCAGTTAACCCGATTCCATTTTTCATATGTGTCTTCAGGTAGGTCATAGTAATTTTCTGGTAGTTGCAATGCCTTACGAACTGCGGCTAACATCTCATTGACAATTTTCATTACTTCTTCTCTTTCTTTTGCGGTGTCTTGCTACCCATTGTAGTTTCCTCTATTTTATTAATTGGCAGTACTTGTGGGTACCATACTTTCTTTGGTACAAATGCTGTGTTAATGTACATATACTTCCCTAATTAATTTATACTACTATTATAACAAAATTTGCCGTGAAGGTCTACCTTATTTTAAAAATAAAGTGAAATAAATTTATAGTTTAAATTCTAATCCAAAAACAACGCCAATATTATTACGTTCCAGTGCTGGTGCAACGAAGTAATTCTTGTATGTTATTCGTGTGTATGGGATAACGTCTGCAACTGTATAGCCGCCTGCTAATGCAAGTTCAAACCCCCAGTCGCCGTATTCGTGCCGATAGCCAGTGTATGGGCTTATACGTTCTTCACTGTTGTAGTATAGGCCAGTGATGTAATTATCCTGTGTGTAGCGAATGTGTGGATGAAGTTCATTGTATTCGCTTGCAAGTCCAAGGTGTAGACTTACTCCTAATGTTAGTACAAGTGCTCCGTTCAACTGTTAGGCGTGCCAGTCTTGTTATCTTGCAGCCATTTAATAGCAAATCTATTAGTAGGTGGACTAGTTATAAATGCACGTATTAATTTTTCCACGTTATCAAAGTTTTGCTTGCGAGCAGGGTCTTCTAAGCCGCCGCTGTTGTCCACGATATGGAAGTTGCTGGCGCCAAATACTTGTTGAAATTTCATGATATTGCTCTGCACCGCGTTCCACATTTTAGAAACCATTTCAGTTGGGAGCTTTCTAGGACGTTGTAAGTTACGTGCTTGTGCAACTTCAAGGTCAGTATTAACAAATAACATCATTGTACTGTAGCCTAGTTTTCTTAGATCATCAGATGCTTTTTTTACTTTGTCTGTATTCTTGCCTGTGCCATCAATTATAATACCTAGTCGGCCACTAAGGTATGCGTTCTCACGATGAGATGTAAGTTTTTTTGCACGGTCTCTAATTTCTTGGCCTTCTGGACTTGCAACAGCATCAGGGTCGCCTAAATCCAATTCTTGTTTATGCGCCATGTATTCATATATGTCATCACTGTTAATGGCTTTCAATCCATACCCAGATAATAGTCCTTTTGATACATAGCTTTTGCCGCTGCCTGGGCCGCCAGCTAGGAAGACTGCTTTAAATATGTGCTTATCATGTGGTCCTTCTGCTAAATTCTGTTCTGTGATTTGATGTATTTTCATACTAGTATTTATCTAAATCGCAATACATCGCGTGGATTTGATGACAGGCGTTCTAACATGCGTTCCTTCTCTACTTTTGTTCTATAGTTAGTACGTCTGTTGTCTTTGTCGTTTAACCAATCGTTGTATTTTTCTCTGCTGCCAACTGATTCCTTGGGCATGCGTCTAAACAGAACACTATAAATATTCTTTATATTCTTTGAATTCCACACATCTGCTCTAGTACGAGCATCTTGTAGGTCATCGACTATTAATGCAGTAAGAAACCCGCCTGGTTGCAACCCGTGAAATAGATAGTTCTCTAATCCACTATCTAAATAGTTGTTGCCTGTTGTAAACCCTAGTAATATCATTGTTAATCCTGTTACTTACATACGTGTGCTATTTTAAACATCATTGCGTCTTCGTCTTTCTCAAACCAGAAGTAATCGTGTATATACGAATACTCGCCTTTGCAGTTATCAGCACACCATTTATATGGATCTTTAGTGCCGTCACGTCCTGCATGACTTAGTTGTAATCGCAGAGCAAACTTACCAAACTTTTCATATGCATGTGCTTCTGCTTCTGCTACTTTCTTAGATTTAAGCTTATCAAGCCACATTGATTGCTGCGTTTGGTAGTTGTTGCTTAATGATGTAGCATGGCTTTGTTGGATCTAACCGCAGGCTTTTATGTGCTTCGGGTACGCCCATTAATACTGCAAGAGTGTTAACTGGAATGCCGCCTTTAATTAACTTGCTTAAATTATTCATACTAGTTGTCCTTTGAGTTTTGTTATTAACTTATACACTATTATAACAAGATGTCTTGCTAATGTCAACCGGTTAGTCTAAAATAGTTGAATTTTATATATGATAAATAAATGTATGGATAATAGATATGATTTTGAATTTAGTGTGACAAGTTTTTGTCAGGCTAAATGCAGGAGCTGTAGCCGGTTTGATGATGATGGCGAATTAATAAAAGGGTTAGTGCCTGCTCACGTGCCAATAGAACGATTCAAACAATCAGTTAATAACTTAGAGGGTGTGCATGTTGGGCAAATTATATTATGCGGCGAGCATGGTGATCCTATGATGCATCCAAAAATTGGTGAAATCATTGAGTACGCAAGCAAGAACCATATTGTGAATATAATGACAAATGGTGGATTGCGTAATCCTGCATTTTATGAGAAATTAGCAAAGAACAAGAGGGTGGCAATAAGTTGGGGAATTGATGGATTAGATCATGATACTAATTGGAAATACAGGGAAGGTGTTGATTTTAATCGTGCATGGGATAATATGACTACTTGGTTTAAGCATACAACAATGGGGCGATGGGAGTTCTTAATATTTGAATGGAATTATCACCAGATACAAGATGTATATAATACAGCCAAGAAATTAGGTATACAAATAGAATTTAAACTAAACACTAGACAGTGGGGCTATCTCCAATCACCCAAGCGCGAAGAAGTAATCGAACAGCTTAAACATCTACACAAGGGTTAATAAAATGATATACACACACAGTGACATTGACTCAATTAAGACTGAGATTGAAATAACTACATATTGCAATGCACGGTGCAAGAGGTGTCCTCGAACTAATCCAGAAACTGGTGCGGCAATTGACTGGTTAGTACAAGAGCACATGTCGCTTGATACATTTAAAATGATTTTTAATAACCAAAATGCTGCATCTAATAAATTACGACATGTTAAACTATGTGGTCAATACGGCGATCCTATGATGCATCCGCATATTAATGAGATTATTGAATATACATTAGAAGATAAAAATGTATCAATGCTTATAAACACAAACGGTGGTCTCAGAAATGCAAGTTGGTATAAATCCATTGCTGAAAAATACGGCAGAAGAATTTATATAATATTTGGCATTGATGGACTGGACCATGAGACTAACTGGAAGTACAGAGAAGGTGTGATGTTCGATAAAGCGTATGCTAATATGGTGAGTTATCAGCAAAGCGGAGGTGAAACCTCTTGGCAATTTATAGTGTTTAGCTGGAATGTACATCAAATAGAAGATGTACATAAGCAAGCAACCGAACTCGGCGTAGAGTTGACATATATTGTTGATCTGGAGTACGGACAAGAATTACGTATACAATCTGATTATAAAATAGAAGAATTAAAGCAGAGATTTTCAAACTTGGGAGTGGATAATTATCAAGGCATCTAATAAAAATGACATTGTGTGTTATGTGGCGGCGGAAACTCACAACGACACAGTAATGAGGCAATTTGAGATATCCGTTACGGGAACCGTTTGGCCATGTTGTTATTACGCTACAGTTGCTAAGTATCCAGAACGTACAGAAAATGGTGTTGATCTCAGCGATCATGTGTTAGATAAACTGAAAGAAGAAGATCCCGATTGGAATAATGCAGCAGTACGTGGACTAAGTAAAGTAACAAAGCATGAAGTATTTTGGACACATCTATGGGATGAAGGATTTGACAGTGATAATCCACCGACGCTGTGTGCATTTTACTGTACAAAGAAAAATAACACAGAAGGGGGAAAGTAATTGAGCGAATCTAAAGTCTGTATCACTTGTAAATTTCACGACGGTCGCGGTAGAGAATTTTTTATTGACGAGGAACAACGAGTATGGCCGTGTTGTTATTACTACACTGATTACATGACAGGTGCAATAGAAGACCGTGACCCCAAATTTCATCAGAAACTAGTTGATGATCCTAAGTGGAATAGCCTAAGCGATCACCCAATTAAAGATATATTAGCAACTGATACGTACAGTCACGATATATGGGTACCTGGGTGGGAAACTAATCCAACAAAGGCGTGTGTGCTAGAATGTGGGTTAAAGCCTAAAAAGATAGCAATGGATTATGATTTCCGTGCAGACGGCGTACATTTAGATGAAAAAGAATATGGCCATAAGCCTAAGAATTCCACTTAGCAATTAGTTTTAACATGTCTTCTTTTGTTGCAGGGCGGGCAGGTAATGGCGTAATTGTGTTATTATATTTGTGCTTATTCTTTCTAAGCTTAACGATATATGCGCCTGTGTTAGGATCTTGTCTATCACAATGCTCGGTCTTCTTGTGTGCGTTAACCCAGTGTCCTATTTCCTTTGACATCTTGCCATGTCCTACAATTACTGTTATTTGTTTAGTGCCTTCTAAAAACTGTGCATCAACATAACTGTTAAATTGTTTCCATGCGTCATGCACTTTGTATCCATGTAAGTCTAGTGTACTCATATTATATGTTTGTTTTAATTGTAAATTCTAATCCGCTGTATGATGATACATACACGCCTTGTTTAGTTTTGTTGAACCAAAGCACAACTCCACCTTCTATCATTACTCTTACTGCATCTTTGCCAATGGTGACAATTGCAGCTGGAACTACTTTCTCGTTGTTAGTGCAGTGTACGTCTACTATGTCATCTAATTCCATGTTTATGTCCTATTCTTTACTCTGTAGCCAACCTGCTGATCCGCCAAGTTTGGCCATAAATGCATCACGTTCGTCAAACAACACCATTATGGTTTTATCTAAGTAATAAGGTTGTATCATCTTGTCTTGTAATTCCATGAGAGCGCCTGCTGTTGCGCCCGGTGACTCAACTGTCCATGATTTGCATGTGTTGGTTAATAGCTTACAACCCGTGCTTGTTAGTCTTAGCGAACTAGGCGACACAAACAACACACGTGGATTGTTTATTCCATTATGTCCAGTATTTAATATACTGTCTAATACACTATTTTGTATTTGAGCCATCTCTAGTAATTGTTTCGCCATGTAATAACTTAACCACTGTAAATTCTGTTGTGTTAAACTTCTTGTTTAATCTATCTGATAGATTAAAAGCATGGCCGCTGTTGCTAAAGCTAACTTTTTTGTACTTTGGGCCTGGGTAATTTACTAACATATTCATTGTGCGTAAGTTTATAGGCTTGTTTTCAAAGTACACAGCATAGATAGCGCCTGCTTCTAGTATCTGTTCTGTGTTATAATTACTGTCAACAATTTCTGTTAATATATTTGGTTTTGGTCTTGCCATTAGTTGTAGCTCCAGTAGAAATGAATATGCATTCCCTTATACATATTTATGCAAGATGGCGTATTATATGGTGTTTTATCGATTTAAATCCTATTCATTATCTTGTTTTGCTTTTTTTAATTGTAGATTCATATCCCATTCTGTAAAATATGGACCTGCGTATCTATACTTGTCAATTGTTTCTTGCTTGGGACAAAATGCATGTTGCCAGCCCATGCCGTGGTACTTTAATATATAGTAGCCAGCTGCATACACAGTTTTACCTTTTGCTGCTTTACGAAACAATGGCAATACTTCGTGTTCTACTTGCACCACCACAGGGCTGTTAGTTGGGAATCCATTAAGTGATTTACACTCGCTTGGTTGTGCTACATTGCGCTTAACTTCTTTAAATCCATTTAACGTCTTAAGTGTTGTGGTTGTCTGTGTACGCTGATCAAAGAATTCATATACATCGCCATGTTTACGGATAGTGCCAACTTTGCTTGCATTTGCTTCAACTATCCAAAACTTGTCTTTGACTAACTCTTTTGTATTATACATATCACATTCTCAACCAGTTAGGTCCTAGACGTGCAACTATTTCTTTGCCAAGCTTCTTGTGGCCTGTTGCATTTAAGTGGAAGCATTTGCATTTGACTTGTTCCTATACAAATGAGGTACTTGTCGTTGTCTATCACTGTTTACACATTATCACTGATGCGCTTAAAGTTAGTTACATTTGCAACACGGAAGCTTCTCCATCCTAATGCAGTCGTGTCCCATACACTTACTACTTCTACATTAAGCTCGCGTACTTTCTTTGTCGATAACGCATCTTCTTTGATAACAACAGGAAGTAAGTTTTTGCTAAGAGTACAAGTCATAATACGCTTGTCTCCGTTTACTTTAGTAAAGCTAACTTCATATATACCAGTTGCCAGCTTAGTGCGATAGTCTTCGTGCTGTTCTTTTAATGCGTTGTGTAACGATTCTGCCTTAGTGCGATAGTCTTCGTGCTGTTCTTTTAATGCGTTGTGTAACGATTCTGCATCTTTGTTTGTACTTAATTTATCATCATTGTATACATTTAAATCAGTCATTGTATCTTCCTGTGTGTTATGAGCCGTAGGCTCTGTTTAAGTAATCTGCATGATCCTGCGCACGTTCGCTAATTTTAGGCATATCCCACTTACCGCAGAATTTCATAAAATGTACGCCAACTTGTGACTTAGGTTCTTTTTGCACCTCTGCAACAATAGCAGTATCTAGTGCGACTTTAATATCTGCAGGTTGTGCAGTTAAATCAATAAGCTCTAAATTGCGATGATAATCTTCTAGTACACGATGCTCGTCGCCATTGTGATCAGTCCAGCGTTGTAGCATAAAGTTATTCCAATTATATCCTTTTGTATTCTTATCAGCAAATGCTTCAAGCATACCAACCTTGTTTTTAGTGCCCTTCTTGCGAGCGCCTGGGCATGCACTAAAGATATTATCGCTTGTGTCGCCGCGGATGCATTTTTCAAATAACAACCATTCTGGGTCACCAAGCATCTTATCTTCTTTAGTTTTCTTATCCTTTACTGGCTTACCGTAGTCATCAAATATTCCATTGATAGTAAACAACTGGCCGCTGATGCCATTATACTGTTGTACGTTTGGTGCCATTAGTTGATAAAAGTCGCTGTCGCTGCTTACAATACAATGCTTATCGTTTGGATGATTTTGAATCCAACGTGCAATGAAATCATCTGCTTCGCATTGCTTATCTTGTAATACTGTACAGTTTGTACGTCGTTCAAAGAAGTCCTTTAGTTCATCAAATGCTTCCCAAAACATTTTATCTTCTTCTTGTTCTTGTACAGTTGATGCAGCTCTTGCAGCTGCTCTGTTAGCTTTGTAAGGAGTGTAGGTATCTTTGCGCCAGCTTCGGCCTTCTAAGCATAATACTATGTGAGATCCTTGCTGATTGCGCCAGACCTTATTGATGCTATTAAACATAATATGGAATGCCATGCCTACTTTTGTGTGTGCGTCCGCACCTTTTTGAATTACATGTCTTGCACGGAAGAACATGTTTGCTGCGTCAACTAAAATATAAGTCATACATTTACTCTTTTGCTATTAATATAAAACTAGTATAACATAAAATGCTATACTAGTCAAGTTATAATTACTCTACTAGATCTTGTGAAATCTGGCCGCATAGTGTAGTAAACCACAAGTCAACAATTTCTTCTTCATTGTCGCCCGTGTATCCTGCTTCTAGTAATTGACGTACAAACAATTGGTTCCACTCGAGTTCAAAGTATCCATCGCTTGGATTCTCTTGGTCGAAGTTAAAATTTAATACATTAACAAATGGTTCGCCACGTGCTGTAGCTTTGTCCTTTTCACTTACCTTTTCTTTTCGTGTAAATAACTTCTTTATTCTACTAAACATTAAATTCCCCATCCAATCTTTTCCCATGGAACATCTTTGTTGCCAAAGTGTCCATACGTACAATGTGTACTGTATTCATGGAAGTTAAATAAGTCAAATCTATCAATTATGCCTTTAGGTGTTAGGTCAATGTTTTTACGGATAAACGCCTCTATGCTTTTACTGTATCCATTTGATTCAACATAGATACTAGTAGGCTCTTTAATGCCGATTGCATAGCTTAACTGTATGTTACACCAATCTGCCATGTTGTCTGCTACTATGTTCTTTGCTAACCAACGTGCCATATACGCTGCACTACGATCTACTTTCGTAGGGTCTTTTCCAGAAAAAGCGCCACCGCCGTGAGGGGCATAACCACCGTAAGTATCAACGATGATCTTGCGGCCAGTAAGTCCAGAGTCGCCATCAGGCCCACCAATAACAAAGTTACCAGTAGGATTAAGATGCCATATTGTTTTATCATCTACTAAATCTCCTAATACTTCCATTGCTGCTTCGCGACATAATTGCTGTGCAGCTTCCATGTTGCCTTCTGTGTGTTGTGTACTAACAACAACTTGATCTATACGCTTAACCACTCCACCTGCGTACTCTACACTAATTTGCGACTTAGCGTCTGGTCCAAGTACTGTACCACGCTTTGTTTTTAAGTGCTTTAATACTTCGTGTGCATAGTAAATAGGTGCTGGTAAATAAGCATCATTGTCGTTACATGCGTAACCAAACATAATACCTTGATCGCCTGCTCCAAAATCATCTGTGCCTAATGCAATATCAGCGCTCTGTGAATGAATCTCATTGTAGATTTTTAATTTATCCCAATGGAATCCATCTTGCTCGTATCCAATTTCTTTAACTTTAGCGCGGATAATTGCTTCAACTTCATCTCTTGACACGTTGAAGTTTTTTACTTCGCCTGCTACCGTTACGTGGTTAGTAGTTACAAGAGTTTCAACAGCAACACGAGTAGTTTCATCGCCTGCTTTAAATCCAGCATCCACTAGTGCGTCACTAATTTGATCAGCAATTTTATCTGGATGTCCGTCTGAAACACTCTCGCTTGTAAAAATGTAATTCTGGTTCATATTATGTTTCCTTTAATTTATTATCTATTTAGAAAAGACGTATACGCCTTCCCATTTTTCTCTTCCTGCAAGCTTGTCGTTGCCTGCGCCTGGTCTTGTGTTAAGCATCATTTTAATTGTATCTACATGCTTGAACCCAAGTTGTTCTGCTGTTGCTATCCATTTGTCAACTACTTTAAACTCTTCCTTTGTAGTTTTGTAGTCTGCAATATTAGTAGCAAATATTCCATCTTTGTTAAGACCATTGTAAATCTTTTTCATGGTTGGAACAGTGTATCCTTCGTACCATTCATCTAATGTATTAAATTGTACCATACACTGTGTAGGTTCATCACTGTACTTTTCTAAGTTAAAGTAAGGTGGGCTACTAAATGCACAATCTATGTCTTCTGGTTGAAAGTCTTGACTTGTTTCACAGTACAATTCTGCCTTTTTGCCTAGCAGTTCGTTCATGTATTCTAAATACTTAAAAGTTTCGGTGTTTGGATCTGTGCCTATGTATTTATACCCCATGTTGCTGCTACTTATACCTAATAGCCTGCCGCCATATCCACAACTGTAATCGTACACGCGGCCCCACATTACTGGACACAATCGTTCTACTATAGCACGTGCATTTTGTGCTTTAAAGTTAGTAACATTTTCTCCTGTTACTAGTTCTAAACTCCTACGCATTGCTGTTGGGTAGACTAATCCATTGCCTTTGCGGAATTCAAAACAAATACGTATTGCTCGTTTCAGTTTAGCATCATCATAAAACCTATCCTTTAAACTGTTTGATCCTCTACCCTTTGGTTCTGCTGTTTGCATATTGGTAAAGATAAAACGATTTATTGTTTGTCCTGCATTGTTGCCCAGGCCTACTTTGTTGTTGTCGACATTGTTATAATTGGTTTTACGAAACTTGCGAATAGCATCATGCAGTCCTTGTTCAGTATAGTATATAATAGGTACGATGCCGCGGGTCCTGTACAGATTAAACACTGCATCAATTGTGCCTGCTGGATCCTTGTCGTATGTGTCATTTGTATGCTTGTCAAACTCTGCATACAAATCTTCATATCCAGTAAATTCATCTGCAAAGATATATTCAGGTTGTATATTCCAGAACTTATGTATTGTATCTATCATGTATTTCTAGCTACAGTCCTTTTCTTCTCAATTGATCATCTAAATCTAAAATAGGAGAATTCATTGCTCGTTTATGTGCTGGATTCTCATACTCATCTTTATGTACCCCAGGCATTTCCGAATAAGCTGATGTGTAGTCTAGGGGTGAATCTCCATCCTTTTTCCATGCAGATGTTAGCGACTTCTTGAACATTGAGATTATACTCTTCCGAACGTCCTCCCATTGGCATAAGATATACTGGACACTCGATTCCGGCATCACGATACGCTTGAACAGCCCTGCCAGCTTCATCAATATCTGCACGATCAGCAACAACAAATTTAAAATACAAGTTACTACCGTTAACGTCGGAATACCCACGAGCAACACTAGGCTTAATAGCATCCTCCCAAGATTCTCCGCTAGAGGAGAGCTTAGGCGAACAACTCCATGTGACTGTAATGCTGTTATTGTTACTGAGATAATTAACGAAGTCACTATGAAGAGACTGAGTAGTGTTTGTTTCAAATGTGACATTTTTTAAATCCTGCATCCGTGGGTGATCAAACAGCTCTACGTATAGTCGTTGCCAAGCAAGCAAAGGTTCGCCACCGGTTAAAATTAAATGGACATCTTGTCCATTTTCCATTGTCCACTTACCTTCTGGTGTAAGCGATAATAAGTGTTCTACTACTTCATCGACTTCTGCTTGTCTATTAAATTCTTTAAACTCAGGATATATGCTTGCGTAGGTATCACATCCAGTATGAATAATAGGCAAGTCTTCAAACACCTTTGTAGTCTCATGTACTTTTGCATCAATTAATGCTAATACTTCTTCGTTGTAGCGTTGACCATTTGCATGCTTCTCTGCACGGCTAGGTTCGTTCTTGCCTAGTCCAAAGTTCATGCATCGAAAATTACAACCGAATGTACGCAAGAATACACTAGGTACTCCTACATATTTGCCTTCGCCTTGTACGCTATAAAATGCTTCGCTATATCGTAGTTTCATTTACTATACCCTTTTAATACATTACATATTAGTTAATTATACTTTAAAACTTTGTGTTTGTCAACTAAAAAAACAACTTATGTGATTAAATTGCTCCATTTCTTTAGCTTATTCTTTTTTACATATACACGTTCGTGTAATTCTTCGCTTGTTACTAGCCCATGTTCTGTCATTAGATCAATCATGCATAGCACATCGCCTGCTTCTTCTACTAATTTTGTATGCCAGTTGCTATCAATTTGATCAGCTGAATCATACTTTCGCATCACCTTCATTGCTACTTGTGTAAGCTCACCGCATTCTTCTGCTGTAATGACCATAAGTTGTTGTAGCGCATTAATAGGACTTTCTAATTTATTATTTTCGTTTAATGTTTTTGCTAATTCGGCGGCCGATTTAATGCATGCAGAAAAAGCGTCATCTTTTAGTTTAGTCATTTGATAATCCAATCCATTGTTAGCCAGTCAGTATCTTCTGGCATCATTTCAACTTTGTCGCCGTGAAGTTCTTGTACGTCCACTACCATGTCATTCTCCTAGTGTAATATTCTATTTGCTGTTAGTGTAGCAGATGCTTTGTCACCATATAGTGTGGCTAACATCATTAAAATAGCGTCTGGTAATTGGTCCCAATCTTCAATATCATATGGTGCATAGATACCTTGAAACGTTCCTTCTGTGTCGACTACTATTGCAAACTCATTATCTTCTAGTGTTTCTTTGTCCCAAGATTCATTGTCTGTCATTGTATTTCCTTGTCTGTCATTCATATCTATATTATAGTACATATACTGATAAATGTCAAGCTATTACTACAACTGCTTCTGTTCAAACAAACTGCTAACGCTTTCTTCGTTGCTAACGCGACGAATAGCTTCGCCAAACATTGTTGCTACACTTACAACACGTGTCTTTACGTGATTTGCTGGACATTTAAACATGATACTATCTGTTATCACTAGTTCAGTTAAGCAACTGTCTTCCACTCGTTGACACGCTTTACCCGTCAGTACGCCGTGTGTTATGTACGCCCTTACACTAAGTGCGCCCGCGTCCATAATAGCTTGTGCCGCGTTACAGAGCGTCCCACCGCTGTCGATAATGTCATCTACTAAGATGGCATGTTGTCCTTTAACTTCGCCAATTAGTCCCATTACTTCGCTTTCACCTGCACGTGGTCGCCTCTTGTCAACAATAGCAATGTCACCGCCGAACATGTCTGCGAACTTACGTGCGCGTACTGTGCCGCCTGCGTCTGGGCTTACAAACACTGTGCCTGCTGTAGTGTCTACGTTATACTTAATGTCTTTAGCAAAGGCAATGCGCGATGTTAAATCATCAACTGGAATGTCAAAGAAACCTTGTATTTGTCCTGCGTGTAAGTCCATTGTAAGCACTCGATGTGCGCCTGCTGTTGTTAGTAAGTCTGCAACTAACTTCGCTGTAATAGGTGTACGTGATGCGCTCTTACGGTCTTGTCGTGCATACCCAAAGTACGGAATAACTGCTGTGATACGGCTTGCACTGCTGCGTTTAGCTGCATCAATCATAATTAGAAGTTCCATTAGATTATCATTTACAGGAGTACTAGTGCTTTGAACAATAAACACATCTTCGCCTCGGATGTTCTCGTTAAATTCTACACTCGATTCGCCATCTGCGAATGTTTTAATTGTAGCTGGTACCAGTGTTGCAAAACATCTATCTGCAATTAAATTGGCCATTTCTATATTGCTGTTACCTGTGATAATCTTCATGCTTATTTCCTTTTTATTATGTTGCAAGTTTTTCAAGAAACTGTCGTTGTTCCCATGTTTTATGCTGTTCTATATTCATTGATGCTACTACAACATACCGTGTGCGCATCGTAGCGGCTTCCTTGTGACTGTGTATACTTAATGCCATTCCGTTATCTATAAAGAACTCACTGTCTGGGTTTTTGAGAAACTCTATCATAATAGCACGATTGGAATAAAACTTATCAGCGTAGCCTTTGTATTGGCGATCTCTGAATTCGTCTGCTTGTACCTCAAACGTCCATATTTTGTACTGTTTTACAATCTGGGTCTGGTGATTCATATCATTTTCTCTTACATATTAGTTGTAGGAAGTGCTAGTTAACCAAGGTACAACACACTTCCACTAGCAGGTGTGTGAGGGGTTGTAATCCAAGCGACAGCGGAAAAGAGCCACCTCCTAGATTATTAAATTATAAAGATTCGTTGTCGGTTTCTTGTGTAGCTAACCATTCAAGAAACGCTGGAATCTTTTCACATTTGTCTTCGTGTTCAGCTAACATGTCTTCTGTGTATAGCTTATTACATGCTACACATTCGTATATATCATTTTCTTTGTATACACGATGGCGTGGTGTTAGCTCTAACGACATTATTTTCTATCCCAGTGTGCGTGACATCTAGGTTCGTATGTATCAGCGCCGCCAACATTAACTCGTCCACCTGCCTTTCTCAATCGTTGTGTCTTTCCTGCTGTATTTCCGCAAACGCTGCAAAATGATGTAATTTTATAAACACTATCTGCTAACGCGAGCATACGTGCTGTGGTATCAAATGGTACACCGCGACTGTCTTGATCAAGCCCTGCGCATACAAAGTTAACACCTTGTCTTAATCCCTCTTCTACAAACCATAATGTTTCTTTTGAATCAAAGAACTGAACTTCGTCAATGAATACAGTATGAAAATTGTATGGCTTAATTGTGTAGTTGTCTTTAACTAATTCTAAATCAATTACTGCTACTGCATCATGCCTTAATTGATTGTGTGTTACTATACTGTTTGCATCATATCGGTCGTCCACTATTGGTTTAAGTACCAATGCTTTACTTCCTCCATGTTCTAAAAAAAGCAGTCGCTTTAATAGCTCACTGCTTTTTCCTGCAAACATTGGGCCAGCAATGACCTCAAGTTTACCTCTTGTGTACATTAATTAAAATCTCCATTTTAAGTTAACACCAGCCGTTGTAACTGTGTTGTCTGTTCCTGCATAGTTAAGACGTGCTTCTACGTGTGTCTTAACTGTTACGTTCTCTGCAATGCTAAAGTTACGAAACAATCCAATGTCAACTTCACGCTTTGTAGCTGATAAGCTACTATCACTGCTCATGTATTCTACATCGCCTGTTGCACTAACTGTGCTAGGTGTAGTAAACGTTGCGTTTCCGTTTGTAATAGCTACTGGAACACTTGCGACAAATCCATAGTCTCCGTTTTCTGCTTGTTGTTTAATACCCAATGTTGCACTGTTGCTAATTAGGTTACTAGCTGACTCCATTAAACTGTTGCCTACATTTAACTTAGTGATACCCATTGTTGCATTTCCAAACAGTTGTGTATTTTTACCTAAGTCGTAATTAACATTGTATCCGGCATACACAGTTGTAGCGCCAGTAACATCCATTAATGGATTACTTGCAACATTGCCCAGGAATGATCCATCTTCTGCTACCATTCCAAACATGAAGTTATCCACTGTTGTTGCAAGGCTAATGCTAGCATCGTCAACGTTAACTGCAACTGCTTCTGTATTTATAATGTGTCCGCCGCCTAGTCCAAAGTAATAGTCTGGAGCAAAGCCTGCAACTGCTGCTTGTGTTGGATCTGCTGTACGTGTGTCTGCTGTTGTTAGCATACTATTCCCATCCATAAAGAAGTTACGATCATAATCATCAACTACCATCAAGCTTGAGATGCTTGCAATATGGGCTCCTCCGCTCATAGCAAACGCGCCACTTCCTACATTACTACGAGCTCCTTCAATGCGTCCGCTAGTTGGAATACCAATAGCGCCTTGTGGAGTGGTTGCATTGTCTAAGTCGAGCAATCCCTGTCCGTGTACATTCACATCATAGTTTGTAAGATTCTTGTCTGCTGTGTTCAATAGCAATTTAACAATGTTCTCACCTTTCATGTATGGCCACATCTGATGAATAATACCAACTGCGCCAGTGACTGCTGGCGCTGCCATTGATGTGCCGCTGTTTGTGCGGTACTCGCCATTTTTATCTGTGCTAGCAACATACTGACCTGGTGCCATAATGTACCAATCACTAATACGTCGATTGCTGTTACATGCGCCTGCTTCATTGAATGAGAAGCACATAGTACCTGCTTTGTTACTAGCTGTAGCAATTGCGTCTAATCGTGTATCCCAACTTCCTACTACAATTACCTTACCGCCAAGCAACAACTCGCCCGCTTCGTTTTCAGCAATTGCATAGTGTGCTGGAAACGTTGGAGTTGCTAATCGTTGATTGCCTGCAGCCATAACTACTACTGCTTCGTTGCCGCTCATTGAGTTAACAATAGACGGAAGCATATAGCTTGTATCAGTCATTAAGTTTGAGTAGCCTTGTGTAGCATACTGACTACGTGTATCTGTGCTACGAAACACACCTGCTTCGTTTGTTGACACGATGCTCTTCTTGTATGTACGATCTACGTTATAGTTACCACTGACGTTAATTGCATCAGCTCCGTTGTTTACTGCCCATTCAATTCCTTTGCCCAGTACGCTCATGTCGTAATAGCCGCTGTTGGTTGCAACCTTACCAATTAATAAGTTTGCATCATACGCGACACCTGTTGTGCCGACTCCGTCAAGTGCTGCAGCTGCAATGCCTGCTACGTGTGTTCCGTGTGAATACTTATTCTCATCTTGTATAGTTTCCTGCCAAGCTTCGCCGTCGTATTCAGCGTTACATGCTCTCAAGAAACACTTTGATGCTAATATGCGGCCTTCAAACTCTGCATGGTCAATATCAATGCCTGTGTCAAGAATAGCTAGCGTACTACCTTTGCCTGTCCATCCGCGGGCCCATGCTGTGGGCGCATTAATAGCAGATAAGTTATTAGCACTAAGGCTTAATGATCTATTGATGTAGTCTTGGTTAATTCGACTGTTCATGTTGTGGACAGCATCACTGTATGCTTGTGTGCCAGCATAGTTAACATCGTCACGTGCTAAGTATTCGTCTACTGTTAGCACATTAGCTGTTTTAATTCCCATTCCGTCTAGTTGAGTCTCTACTACTACTTCTTCAACTACTATAACAGGACGCTCTAATTCATACGTGCGTACAAATTCACGTTCTTCTACTTTACGTGTTGTATTTTCTGTGCGAGTAGCTTGTAATTCTGTGCTTACAGATGTTACTGTGCTGTCATCACTAAAGTGTGTCGTAGTAAAGATTCCCTTTTGGTCTTTGTACGTAACAACAGATGTGTAAACAATTGTTACATCAAGGTATACATTTACAGTGTAATCAATTGTTTCTTCTACTACAGTTTCTGTACGTTGCGCTGTTTCTGGTGCAGCTTTTTGTTGAGTAAAGTAATTATATGTGTAAGATTTGTGTGTCTCAACTGGCTTAACAGTATCTGCGGTGATACCTGCTAATAATTGGAAACGTGCTACTTCTGCTTTGTACCACTCAAATTGTTTAACAATAGCTTTTGCCCATGGGTAATGCCCATACTTCTCAACAAGAGGAGCAAAGTTTTTTACTGCACGTTCGTAGTTATGAACCATGCTCTTAGCAAAACTTACTTGGCTGCTGCCAGTGAGGCCTTGTGCATATGAATAGTATGAGTAATTAGCAACAGCTGGTGTTGCTGTGCCTAGTACAACAGCTAGTGCAAACACGCGAGCTACAGTTGTAAGTAGTGATTTCTTCATAATATGTACCTTCTTCGTTTATTAACAATATACATATATTATAGCAATAAATTGTGATGTTGTCAACCGAAATGTCTTGGTTATTTTGAATTATCGTGGAAAGAAAATGTCTGGCGTGTTATGCCAACATCTGTGTATTCGCTTTTTAATGTTTTCATTTCATATTCAACACGAACTAGTAATAGGTCCTCGTTGTCAATGTTTACAAATGGTAGTTGTAGTTTATTAATGTCAAACTTATCAGCGTCTACATAACATGTAAAGAATGTGCCTTTTTGTTCCCGCATACCTTTTACATAGTATCCCAGTGGCAAATCTTTAATATGCATTGCAAATCTAGGTTCGTCTGGAACTGTGCTACTTGCATAAACAGTGTTGTCGTTTTCATCAAATACATGCACATGTATGTGACACGGCCGAGGACCATTTGCATTTAGCAGTTGGCCTCTTTTTGATTTTATCATTCCTAAGAACAACGGATCATCATCATCATTTGCTGGATTCTTTCCATCATCTGCATATGCATTTTCAAACAAATGATCTCTTACAACTTCTCTGTCCTCGAATGTACTCCAGAAGTTATACTGTGGTTCGTTGATACGTCTAATCCAGCAATTAGCACCGTATCCATTTATAATAATTTTGTAGCGCATAATTGTATTTATTCACTATTAAATGTGTGGTGATGGGTCTTCTGATAGTTTGTCTAGGAACTTCTGTTGCTCAACTCGTTTGTTTACATCTATGCCTAATTCTTCCAGTGCAGTTGCAAATACAGTTTTATACAATTCTAGCTCGTCAATCATTGCTCCAACTTTTATACTTTTACCTTTTATTGTAATTGTTAAGTCGGTTTCGTCAAGGCCATCTTGTAGACTACTTGATGTTAATTGACCAATTGAAACATTACTAGCGGTATTTACGTTGCTGTTGCCACTAGTTATAGTAGAGGTTGCCCACGTAGCCGAAGGCGTGCCAAGGCTAACATTACTTGTCATGTTAGCACCGTTGCGTTTTTTTGATGCATCAAGATCTATTTCGTAATCACTTACGTCTGGTTTGCTGGCTGTAGTGATGCCGTCAGTTGGTGATGCCCAAGGCCAGGTGTCATCCATTAGAAGTTACCGTAGTCGCGTTCACATTCCCATGGAAACACAATCCATGCATCGCGTTCTGATTTATCAATATCCATTGCAGTGTAATCAACTTCACCAAAATTGCTACTTGTATTATCAAGTAATGTAGCAAATCTAACATTATTGCCCCATACTGTATCCCAATTAGAATCATTAGGAAGGCATGTACTTTGCCAATCATCTTTGATCCATTGCATTGTTTTACCGCTGTCGTTGATGTCATCAAGGATAAGAATATTTTTACGAGCGTCGATGTCTGACCGAGTAGCATCTGGATCAAATCCATCAGTGTCTTTGTCTACATAGCCAAACGCTTCCTCTGACATCCAGCAATTACTTTCTGGGCCTTCTTCTCTTGAGATGTCTCTAAAGCGAACATCTAGTGTATGCATCGGAATGCCTGTCATGTTTGACATAATCACTGATGGAACAAGTCCGCCACGTGTAATGCCTACAATGTAATCAGGGCGCCAGTTGTCAGCGTACATTAGATTGTTTAACGTTACAATCATATGTTCCACATCTTTCCAATTATAGTGTACTTTGTTGATCATTGTGTATTCTCCAAGGGTTGTGTGTATGTTACGTTCTGTGAAATTGTGCGTACTTCTAGTTGCTTTACAGTAGCTAAGTACAGATTTGTAAAACTCATATCAATATGCACTTCGTTTTCTTGTAGTAGTTTATACGTGTTGTTAAGTGCTTGCACCTGAGTGTACAAGTTGTCTACTAATTCTTCTACAATAGGATCTATCATCGAGGTGCAAACTCCTGTTGTAATTTAATGTTGTTAAAGAATTCAGTCTTGGTGCCTGAGTCATCTTTAAATGCACCTTTAAGTACTGTTGTCTGTGTTAAGCTACTGTGTGCCATAATGCCGCGGTTCTCACAACACCCATGTGTTGCTTGAATGTACACACCTAAGTGTTCAGCGCCTGTGGCATTGCCTATTTCACGTGCAATATCATTTGCAAGTTCTTCTTGTAGCGTTCCACGCCTAGCGCACCATTGTGCAATACGTGTATACTTGGACAATCCAATAAGTTTGTCTGATGCAATAATACCAATGTATGCTATGCCGCTTACTGGCTGGTGGTGATGTGAACACATACTTTTAAGTTCGCTACGTACTACTAACATGCCATCGTATCGATCTTCGCTGTCATTTGGAAATGCAGTTGCAGTGGGCATAACGTCATAGCGTCCTGCCATTATCTCATTAAAATACATTTTAGCTAAACGCTTTGCTGTACCTTTTGAGTTGGGATCATTTTCACGATCAATCAGTAGTGCATCTAATACGCCCTCAAACGCAACAGTTGCGTCAAGTATGAGGTGTTCTTTGTCACCTGGTTCTAGTACTGCTGAAATGTTATCGCCGGCCCAGTAACGAATATTTTCTTTCTGAAGTAGGGCCTTAATATGTTCTGCTTTGCTCAATTTAATTCTCCGAGTTTAAGACGTGGATGTCTTAGTTGTTTTGCTATAATAATTATACGCTGATTTTATAATTTCGTCAAGTCCAAATTTAGGTGTCCAGTGTAACTTCTCTGTGGAAGTTACATCAGCAACTAATTTAGCAGGATCGCCTTCTCTGCGTTCTGCGTATATTGCTTGTGGCTTCAATGGAGTGTGTTCTGTTATTGCGTTAAACACCTCTTGATTACTGTAACCAGATCCGCTTCCTAGATTAAATATCTTAGCGACTGGCATTTTATACTTCTGTAAGTATGCAAACGCACAACTGATGCCATGCGCGATATCTTTAACATGTACATAATCTCTAATACATGTTCCATCTGGTGTATTGTAATCGTTGCCGTAAAATGTAAACGGCTTGTCTTTCATTGCTGATTCCATAATACGTGCAATAATATGTGTGGCTTGTTTTTCTTGTCCTAGATTTAAATCGGCATCAGCGCCTGCAACATTAAAGAAACGAAGACTAACACTGCTTATATCATGTGCTCTCGCATAATCAGTAAGCATTATTTCAGTCATTCGCTTGCTCCACCCATATGGATTTAGAGGAGTAGAACCATCTTCAATGCGACAGACGCCGCTGTCAACTTCACCGTAACAGGCTGCTGAACTTGCAAACACAAACTGGTTAACGTTTGCTTCCTTACACGCGTCCAGCAATGCTAGAGTACCTTGTACGTTGTTTTTATAATATGTACTTGGGTCTAACATGCTTGGGCCAACTAGACTAGTTGCTGCGATATGAGCAACTCCATCAACACCTTGAAGAAGATCTTGAATGTCACTGAAGTCACGACCACTATGGAATTCATCAAAGAATGTGTGCCGTACTTCGTTTCGGTCAATGCCAATCACATAATGTCCTCTTTCCTTGAGATAATTACATGTCTGGCTACCAATGTAGCCTGCTGCTCCTGTTACTAGTATTCTCATGTATACTTTGCCTCCGAAACATGATCTCTGTAGCGGTTGCCACTTCGCAACCATTGTTTGCCATTTCCTTGCATAATATCAATCATACGATCAATTGTGCCATTGTTCCAATCACTTATTTTACCCATGTTCTCGCTTGGTTTGTCTAGTCCTGCAAGGATTTTCTCCACTGCATGTTCTTTACTCCAAGGTGAATATAGGCGTGTGTGATCGTTAGCAAAGGTTTCAGGAAAACTACGATATGCAGGATAAACTACATTGCAACCTAGTGCATCTGCTTCACTGACGGTATTGGATACCCAGTCTTGCAATGCGCAATTGAACATAACTTTCGAATCATTAACGATTTGATAGTATTGGTCCTTTTGTAGGTTTTCGTAAATTTTCAGCTTACCTTGTTTTTGCATACTTCTAGCACGGTCAAGATACTTCTGGTTATTGCTACGTAGCGGTCCGCCGCTTAGTACTGAGAACTCAACGTCTGGGCGTTCAGCTAGTACCATTTCGATAACATCCATATAAAAATCTGGTTGCTTCTCTTGATCAAATCGAGCTGCAAAAGTTACACGATTACTTCTTTGATCAAATGGCTTAACGTTATTAACTCCACCAATTCTGTTTAGTACCTCATCCTTGCCGAAGCTAAGACCTGAGATATTATACAGTGGTGCAGTCCAATTTGCAATACGCATGTTAGCAACCATCTCTTCATTTGTTGCTAGCACTGTTGCAAATTCACCTACCATTTGCTCATACAAGCTCATCCATTTGCTCATACCCCATACGTGTACAAAGTCATCTGGATCTATTGCTTGTGCTAAACACCTTACATAAACTGTAGGGCGCTGGTCTTCTGGAATTTGATTCATAATGTATGGCAAGCTTTCAATGCCAGGTTGGAACATGTCTTCAAAGAAAACAACATCTTCACCTGAGCATTGTCCATTGCGCATCATCTGAACTAAGTTCATCAGTTGACTCATTCCAAAGTAACTACGTCCGTGAGCATCAAGTACTTGCCCTACACTAATACTCTTAGTGTCGTCTATAGTTTCTCCTGGAACAACTACATAGTCTAACCCTCGCTTACGAAACACTGCTTCGGCCCAGTCTTGCAACTGGAGAGTATAACGGCCTTCGTATGGCTCAAGTCCCATGTAGAATAGTTTACGAAACATCTTCTGTTCCGTTGGATTTGTAAGCTAATTTCCCAACGTGGATTTTTAGCTTCTTTGATGAACGTTCGCGTTGCATCTGCACCTGAATATCAAATGTAAATGCGTTTTGCTTCTCAGTTGAAGCAACATCAAATCCAAATACTTTGTATGATCCGCGTAGATCATTTAAGTAAGCGATAAACAACGATCGAATTGCCGACACATCCTTGTGGTTAAACATGTATCCATCAAATGGTTGAATGATTTTTAGTAGGTCGTACTTCACGTCATTAATGTTGTAATGACCGGAGATACGGTACTTGTCTGTACTCGCTGCCCGTTTGGGTGCTGTACTTTGCCTAGTTGGTGTAGTGCTTGACATTTCATATATTCCTTCGTCAATTATTATTAAATAGGTTCAAAAGTTAGTGTTGCGCCGTTTTCATTATCTTCTGCTACTGTAATAGTAATAGAACGGCCTTTGTATTTGTTGTGAATTTCCTCTGCTAGCTCTTCTGCAATCATCTCACAACTTCTATGATTAAGCTTTAATACTGAGGTAGAACTATCTACTTCTGCATACAGCGATTCCAGCCAACGTTTGAATTGAATAAATTCAATATCTCTGTCGTCATGGAATACTTCAATTGCTACTTTAAAGTGAAAGATGTGCCTATGTGCCACTCCTAAAAATGAAACATCATCCCATCCACCTGTGGCAAGTAATGGATCATCTTTCGCAGCAGGATACAAGTGTACTCCTTCTCGTTGAAATGTAACCCATACTTGTCGTGTTGCAATAGCTAATGCCATGTTACTTCCTTGCTTCTTCGTCTTGCTTACGGAATAGCTTTAGCATTTCCCATAACTTCCAATCAATTGCTTCAAGGTATTTCATTAGTGCATCAGCATCAATGTTAGATGACTGTGCAGTTTCTGTAGTTTCTGTAGTTTCTGTTTCTTCTTCGTTAAGAAGTCTTACTTTTTTAACCATGGTGATCTCCTTTATTTGATTATATGGTCTGACGTGTATTGATCCCAGTTTGTAAATACACTGCGATCCATTAAAGTGCGTAGGCTATGAACCCATACACCATCGTTAGTAGAATCAAAATCAACATCGTCGATCTTAATGCTAGCGTTGTACCCCATCTGATCTACATACGGAATTCGTACACTTATCATTGGAATAAATCTGCGATGCTCAGTGAGCCCTTCTTCAAGAACCCATTCAGCTTGCGCAGGTTGAAAGTCTAAAGTAACCCAAAAATCAGCATCGAGCAATGCACGAATTAGTGTTGCCCAATGCTGATGTATATCTGCGTCTACTTCTGCAATAGATGTGTACTCTGAAACATCGAAGCTCATGTTTGCGCCCGTGTAAATGTGATTACATCCGTGTGCGTTTGCTTCGTCAATAATATCATCAACTGTATGGTCATTGCCTACAACAAATAGTGTAGTCATTCCATGTGCTGGTGTGCGTTCTATTTCGCTGCCAACAAACATAGTGACGCCAGTTTTATTATTTTCAGTTTCGTAATTACGTTTCATTTATCTACCTTGCAATTCAATTTCTAATTTACGTAGTTTTTCTTTTAAGGATAACTTCAGCTTTTTCATTTCTGTTAACACTTCATCCTTTATATGTTTATTGTACGCTTCTTTTATGCTGCTGTCAAGCTCTTTGTGCTTTTCTTTCAGACTTTTCTTGTAACGCATTAAACTATTTTTAGTACCTGTACCCATGTTAGTCTCCTTTAATATTGTTATTATAGACGCTGTAGGAACTCTTCTGCTCTCGCAGCATCTTCATCAGTAAAGTCGCTATGTAGTGTGTCGCCCCAACTTGCATCAAACAAGTTATCAAATGCAGATGATGATGTTGCAATGCTTCGTTGACCACTGAAGTCTGCTAACATTGGACGTGCATCTTCTAACATCTGCATTGGCGTTTCGCTTTTAAACAATTCATCAATGAAGTTAACAACATAAATTACATTACGTGGTACCCATGTATCAAACTCATCAATCTTCTTACCAGGCTTGACTTTCTGCCAGTGCCTGTAACTTGGCTTAAAGCGTTGTGTAGCGACATCAGCTAATTGGTTAGCACGTTGTACACTATCAATATGTGTGTAAACATTGTGTGCCATCATTAGGAAGTAGCTAAAGCTATCCCAACTTGTCTTGCCTTCTTTACCTATTTTATTAAGCATGCCTGGTTTGTACCAACAAATATCACCCATGTTAAGACGTTCAGCAATTGGACCTGCAAACGGGAATGGTGTTTCACTTCCTGCAAACATCTTGTCATCAATTGCTCCTTCCATTACATAACCAAACTTGTCATTGCGCAAGTTGTTTTGCGTATACATCTGGCCTTTAGCTGTAGTAATGAATGGACTTGCTGCATCATATGTAACCATCATGTTTTCATTTACAGTTTCGCGTAGATTACGCTGAATTGCTGTAAACACACAACCCCAGTCAAGTTTTGCTGTACCGAGATAGTGAACTAAGTCACGTCCAGGGTCTAGCATATGCTCATCTCGCATAACAATAAGTCTGCGTAGCATTAGATGCAACTGCTTCATGTTATAACCAGCCATTGCCCAACCCTCAAACGGGTAGTGCTTAACAGCATCGTACCAGATGTCAGCAGTGTGTTCATCGTTGCCTTGCAAGACGTTCATGAACTTTGTTTTACCTTGCCTGTTACGTACAAAGTAATCATTGTTAAACTTAGTATAGTCTAAACAATCACCAAAGCTTTTTAGTCCTGTCTTTTCATTAAGTGGTGGTAACGCTGCCAGTGTAGGAATATCCAACACCATGCTATAATCACTAGTATGTTCCAACCAGTTAAGGATACCTGACCGTAGTTTGTCGTCTGTTTTAAAGTTAGCCCAGTCGCATTTAATAACACCCTTTGCAATCTGGAATCCACCAGAGTCACCTAAGATGAAACTTTTACTACGGTCACGCTTTTGGATCATGCACTCTTGTTCGTCACTTTTATCTGTGTCCAAGAGTGCATGTCCTGCACTATAAAGACCCCACTTATAATTGTAGTATGTGTCTGCTTCTTTTAAGAAGTCGCATCCATCAATGCCAAACTCAAACCCATTAGGCATGCGTTCGTCACTTAGATACCCAGGCTTGCGCCGTTGGTTACTAATCATTTTAGAATAAAAGCTACTGATACTAGGCAGAAATACTGCATAGTCCTTGTTAGACTCTGTGAGGTTTCGTTGTGCTACCATTGTATTATACCGTTAATGCTGGCAAGATATAGTCGTACTTGCCAATTCCACTATCCACACTAATTTGTAGTGCGCCGCGTTTTGAGATTTGCATTACACATGCACCGCTCATTCCTAATTTTAAGATTGCAAGCACTTGTGCAAGTGGCCATGCATAACCTTCATTGAGCTCTCCGTTTACATTCTTAGCAAATGTACGCTTGCCTGTAAACGATCCGTCTGGCGCTCCAACTGTAATAATCAAATCACTGCCTTCAGTTTTAACTGTAAAGTTAGGCTCAATGCCTCCATAAATGCCTGCAATTGCTTGTAGCTCACTTACCTTAGCTTTAGTTGGTTCAAATGTAACGTCCCAATCAGCACCTTTAAACTTAACAGTTTGCAGTGTTTGTTCGATAATCTCTTTAGACATAAATCGATATTGGTCTGTGTTGCCATCAACATCTTTGAACAACAAATGATCTGGTGTTTGTACACCATTGCGTTCGCGCGATACAACTTCTAATGTTGCGTCTTCTGTTTGATAGTTAGACAAAGATGATACGCCTGCTAGGAAACCTAAGTTACCTAAGCCAAACTCGCCTTTGAATTCTGGTGTTACATCATGTAACTCTGCATGCAAAATTACTGTACGGTCTGCATCCATTGCATCAAGCTCTGTTGATTCATCTGTGCCAGTTACCTTTACATTGGTAATAAAGCCTAACCCTGCGGTGTGCTTTACGATATCCTGTACTACGTCACGTGTACTCATTTATTGCTCCTATGGTTTTATGTATGTACTAATTATATACTGGTATTTAGGTTTTGTCAAGCAAAACTTTGATATACGAGTTAAAAACTTTGATTTTATATATCATTGCTCTGTTACTAACTTATTATAAGTATTTTCAATTTCCCATCGTATCCATCCTAGAACAGTATCAGTGTCAATATTCTCATTAATCCATTCGTACTTGCCAATGCCTGTACTAAATAAATGATCTCTGAATTCTTTCTTGATATTATCTTCTAAGTCTTCAATGTGGTTTGAAGGGCCTTGGAATACATTTGTAAACTTTATTTCAATTCCGCAATGCCCTTCATATTTACGTTTGCGATTCTCTATGTTGCTAGTAATGCCAAAGCATGTCTTGCCTGTAGCATTACTCCATATGTATAAGTAGCGCATACTTAAATTCCGTTGTACTTATTAATATGCTTATCATTTAATGGTGGATAGTTTTCATCATTTTCATCACACCAGTTGTAGAAGTCAAGTATTAAGATGCTCAGTAAACAGTTCTCACTCCAGCCGCCTGGGAGATTATGTTGGCGGTTAAACGCTTCTAGGCGTGTCTTACATGTTTTATGAAACTTACTTGGACTTGCATATGTTTCTTTAAAGAACGACATTAATGCATCTTGCCATTCGCGTGTGATTGTAACTTTGCTCTTACGTGCTAATTTAGCGTAACGACCTAGGGCAAGTATAAAACCGCCATCAACACCTTTTTCATTTGCAAAATAACGATCATGTAATGTTAATGCAAACTCTAGATCAGTCTTAGCACTATCAAAGTCTTCTGTTTCAGTTTCAGCAATCTTATTAAGTCCTGTAATGTAAGTAACCATTCCTGGCTTTGCGCCTTGTCCACGTGCTTCCACTGCTGGGCGCGTGTACATGTTATTGTTCTCAACAATTGATTGTACTACTTCTGCGTGTACATCTTCATCTAGTGTGCTTCCATAGTTACGTACACCACTTACACGTGATTTGTGCATAAAGTAAGGCTCAACTGCTTTGCGGCCTTTGTAATTGATTAACCGGAATAGGAAGTTACCAAACGCTTCGCCTTTAATATCACTGCCTGGAACTGTTGCTAGCTCATCTATTACTTTGCATGGGACAACGAAGTCTTTCTCAATTACACCTGCTTCGTGTAAGATATACAATGCTATGCTTGTGTGTTGACCTTCTGGAATGCTGTAGCGGCCATTCTTTAGTTTAATTGTGTTTACTACTTGTACTGCACGTGGGTCAAATGTGCGGATAATGTGTGCAATATGGTCCCAGTCTGGATCACGTTGGTTGTCGATGTTGACGTCCAGCTTATCAAATTCTACTAGTTCAATACGACCAAAATGTTCTGTTGTATAACTTTTGCCATTAGTGCGATTTCGCAAGTCATTGATTGCGTCTTTGATTGTTTGTCGATGTGAGGATGTTTTTGTTGGAGCTGTGCGCACTTCTAGGTCTTCGTATAGATCGTTACCGCGTTGTGCTTCTAATGCGTTCTCGATTTTGCTTAATGAGAATGGATTCTGTGCTCGTTTGATTGGAGTACGTTCTTTGAATAATGCAGACTGTGTTGTTTCAGTTGTCATTTGACTTGCCTCTGTTTGTGCTATCAGTTAAGATTGAGTAGTACAGTTAATTTATACTACAATTACTAATATAACATTGGTTCATGTTTCTGTCAACCTATAAGTATTTTATTACTTCTTAAATCTTGGTAAAATACATTCGTCTGCAAACTTATAATGCGAATCAGCTGATGGGTGCCAGTCATCCACAAACGTTAGATTATTTTTCATACACCAGTCCACTAGGCATTCGTTTATGTATTCAACTCCTGTTCGATCAAACACCTGTTTACATTTTTCCCAGCGGTCTTCTGATTTGTTATCTGTAGCGTCGTTCCATGTTTGTCCTGCTAATGCACCAGACCATCCTCTAAACGCAAACACAGTGGCGCCAGCTAACGAAAGTAAAGAAAGTGTACTAACTAATCTAGTCAATTTTATTTCAGGATTATCAAATTTACGGTGATCTTCGACTATGTCATATTGCGGACCAGCCCAAATTGTATATTGCTCGTCTCCAAAATAGCTATCAAACGTATCCCAATTGCCCATCTCGCAATGTGTTGGTCTCTTGTGAGCGGGGTCTAACGTTATATTATTACTTTCTAATAATTCTTTATTATAAATGTTGCCGCCTCTATTTATTCCTGTGATCTGATATACTATTATGTGATCTTTTAAACTATGAGTTAAAACATAATTACTAAGATAATCAATTAACTGCTGATTGCCTCCGCCGCCAAATGCATTATGTATGTGATGAACAGGTTGTAAATGGTCTGCTAATGTGCCAGCCCAGGAACAAACACGGATTGTATTACTTGGAGAGAGACTACATCCCAACGTAATTAATGTTTTCATGCAAATTTCCTATGTGCGCTATTTGGTTTTGTCGAATTCTTCTAGTTGTTTTATACGTTCTTCTAACTGATCAATCTTTGCAGAAAGGTTAGGGTTTATTTTGCGCCACGCATCAGCATCTTGATTTAACCATGTTAAATTAAACTTGTCTCTGATGTAATCGACTGCCTTGTCAAAAAGCCCATAACTCCACAGGCCTATTCGTGTATCGTGTATGTAAAATACAAACGCTGTTCCAAAAATACTACCCGCTAATGCTGTCCAAATCCAAAGACGGTCATTGGCCATATCTGTTATCAATTCCCACATTATACTTTCCTATGTAAATTGCTCTGCGTATGGGTCAAACTCTGTGCCGCATTTCTGTGCGCAGACGCCTAGTTTACCTTCTTTGATACTAGCTAACTTCCAACTGTCTTGTATGTTCTGCATAATACCATTTGCAAACACACCTTTAATTCCATGCACTTTAGCACTAATGCCATCTTTGCCTCCAGCTGCATCAATGAAGTCCCAGATTTGCTCAACTTTAGGATCAGCTTGCCACCACTTGTACATACGTCCTGCTGTCCAGCAACACGGCATAATAAGTCCTTCAGCAGTTACAAATATGCTCTTAACATTTGGCTTAGATACTTTACAACTCACAGTTGCTTGGTTGTAATAGTCAAGCATTGTGCCGTAAGTCTTCTCGATCTCTTTTAGCTTTAGCACTGCTAGGTTTTGGTGCTCTGCCTTTTTAGGTTTAGCAAGAGTAGTTGTTTCTGCACCTTTGTGATTCTTAGCCTGATGTGATTCTTTCTTCTTACTGTCTTGTGTAATGAAGCGCCCAGTTTTCTTCTTCATGAACTTCTCAACACCCCACTCTTTAGCAAGTTGTTCAGCACGTTCCACATCGCATTCACTGTGTTCAAATATTAAATAGTCCCAACGAGCTCTACCGCCTGCTGCAATAAATGCTTTCATGTTACGCTCTACTAGTTTCCACTTTACATTTTGTCTATACAAATGATTTGTTTCTTCCAGTCCGTCTACACTAAAGATAACACACCCATTGCGACCAATGATTCTAGCAAGTGATTCCCACCAACTAGCACTTTGCATGCCTGCGTTAGTGTTCATGCTTAACCACATGTCTTCGTTGCAGTCGCGGAACCATTGCATAATCTCTAGTGTATCACGTGCAGCAATTGGATCGCCTAGGTTGCCGCACATATACATTACCTTGAGTTGACTAATAAAGTCTGCTGGAAATATATCTATGCAATCATCTAGTGTTAATTCTTTTTCGTCATTGCGTATGTGTTGGTTAACTGCTCCACCATTTTCATTTCTGTCACACATTGGACACGCAGCGTTGCAGCTTTGTGTTACTTCTAAGTGAACTTCGTTAATCTGTTCGTAGTTGTACATTAATAAATCCCGTCAAATATAAAGCAATCAACTGCAAAGGTTAGCTGTGCTCCAATGAACACTGCTAGCAGCCAACTGTCTAGCCAGTCCCATAGCTTTTTAATAATAAACCAGGCAGCTATTACCCGTAACGTGTATGTTATGTCTGTTAATAGCAAGTCCACAAACTCTGGCATCTGTGTTGCACCATAATAATAATAAAATATGATGTTGTCATATGCAAAACTTATTTGGGCCATCACAAGTACAGCCAAGTAGTAACTCATTCGTAAAGTTAACAACCTAACAATAGTAGCTGATACAAACAATCTATACGCTACATATGTTACGTTAGCTATTAATAATTCTAACATGGCGTTTGTTCCTTTGTCCAAAACACATGCACTTGCTTGTTCTTCTTTTTAGCATAATCATGTGTGTACCATGTGCCTCCTTTATGCTGGCGTGTTAGCGCAATGGGTGCTACTATCAAACAATCAGTTGCGTTCACAATAGCCCTATTGCGTTCTAAGTAAGGAGCTGGCTCTCTTACTTCATTACCGCCAAATTTAGCATATAATTTAGTGTCAGTTGGTGGATAGGAAATAACATGCCAACTTAACGCCATTGCAACAGCAGCAACTTCAATATCTGCACCTACACAATCACCATGATGTAATTCAGCAGGCAATGGAATAGATTGCATGAATTCAATTATTGCTTTAAGCTGATAGTCGTTAGTGCCGTGTCTAGATCCAGTTATTCCTACTTTCATTTAATGATTTCGCCTTCCATCAAACACACAAACAAAATACAATATGCTGTCTGTGTTGTTTACGACTTGATGATGAACTCCATCTTCGATTAATACAACATCACCTGGTTCTACGTTACGTGGAACATTATTCAAACACATTACACCTGTGCCTGAGATAAAGTGATACACTTCTTCTTGTCCGGGATGTGAATGTCCATTTGTACGCATAAATGGTTTAAGCGTAGTTGAACTAACAACTAAATTATTCAGTGTTGTATTGTCTTGTAATGTGTATGTGTCGTTGTCTTTAACAACTGTGCCACCAACATCCATTATATTAACTTTCATTTGTATCTCCTAACGATTCAAATCCCCATTTGCGCTCTAAACAAAACCAGCATGTTCCGCAATGATATGTGAAGTTAGTAGTTGGATCTTCGCAACTTCGAGTAAGTGAAAATAAGGATTCCATTACACCTAAATTGGTATAAAATTCTGCCGTTGCTTTTTTATGATGATTAGCAAATGGCCTGTTGCTTTTGTAGTATCCCATATATCCTGGTTTTGCCAACGGCCACTCATAAATGGAATATTTATCTGGGGCGTCGTGGTCACGTATTGCAACACGCTCATCTGTTAACATTCCGTGCTCTGCCATTGCAGATGTTGGTGGATTTGATGTTATGCCGCTGTACATCATTGTATATTTGTCTTGTACAGAGTCAATGAGTGCCTCTTGCTTAGGTGTGTAATCCTGTTCGTTGTTTGCTGTATTTGTTACGTGTAAATAGTCTCCCATTGGATAAACACTGTTAACATAATTTATTACTTGTTCAGCAAATATTAATTGAAATGGTTTTGGCTGTGCAACTGTAGTCGCTATAACAAATCTCATTGTAGGATTTAATTCATGCCTGTACTTAGCTAACATGTACAATAGTATAGCACTGTCAGCGCCGCCCGACAGCTTCACAAGTACATTAGTTCCTTGTGGTATATCAATTGTAACGTCACCGAAGCTATTAGTGAATGTCATATTATTTGTCATTTAGTTATCCATTATAAGTTTAATATCAACACCTGGTCCAACTTCACTTGGGAAGTCGCCGTGTTCTTCAATGTAGTGTCGTATTACTGCCTTGTACCACAATCGGCTATCGTGTCTGGCAACAGCATTAAATTTGTGTATACTGTTATTGTCAGCTGGCATTGTGTTTATAGCACGTGCAGCTTCTTTTTGCAACTGCCGTGGCGTAAAGCCATCCATGATTGCATCCCATAGTTCATCATCCATTCGCCTTTACAACTCCTCTTAGTTTTACTAACATTGCTGTTTCTTCAGACATAAAATTTAATACAATAACCTGGCGTCCATCTGGTTGAATATAAACATTGCTAATTTCATAATCATGTCTATATGTTAAGTCTAGCTTTGTTAACTGTGTAACAATGTTAGCCAATGCATCCCATGCTGAATTTACTTTAAAATCAGTGTAGTCTGCTACTAAATATTTAATCTGTGTGTTCATTTACTTAATACCAATTAACATGAATCTGTTATACAGTTGCGTGTCTAGTTCTCCGCTGTAATACGTATCGCTCATAGGGTATTTAGCAACTGCGTCTGCTAGGTCTTTGCAACAATTACTGTGTTGTTCGTTGTCAAAGTAATCGTTTGTTTGTAATACAACAAACGTACCTTTTGGTAAATCGTCATACCATGTGTTGTCCATATGTTCACAACTTGTATTTACTACAACATTAATTGCGCGGTCATGTAATGCTTTTATTTCTTTTTCTTTAACTGGATCTTCTATGTCTTTCCTATTGATCCAAGAAATCTGTTGCGAATCTGCAGCAATGTTTTGATAACCAAATTGTTCAAACACTTCTTGCTTTGCTTGGCTACCTTCTGTTAATCCAAACTCTTCTTTAATTCGCGTTACATCTGCTGCCACGTTACGGTTTTTGTTTAGCCAGTCTTGGTAATGTTCTGTTTGCTTTGCAACCCATTCATCTATTTGTTCTTGTCTACGATCTGGGTAAACCATATTAAGTGTTCGTCCATCCCATTTCATTTTATTAGCGTCTGCTGTAATGCAATGAAACCGCCTATTCGCAACTTCATCTACGTATAGTCGTTCACTTGGTCCAACTAGATCAGCATCAATGTCTATACTGTATATATTGCTTACTTGGAATTGTTCAAACATAAAGTGCGCAAGGAAGTTGTACCATCCACCATAAAACACTACGTTGCCTAGTGGGCCGTCCACGATGTTGGATAGTTCTTCCACTAACCATAACTTACTCTTAACCTGACCTCTGCTAAAGAAGTCAAGCATGTTAGGAATTTCACGTTCGTTGTTTGCAAAGTATGTTAAGAATTTATATATACGTGCTGTTAGTTCATCTTCAACAAACCAATCAACAAGTCCAATTAATGTTCTTGGATTAACATCGTAGTCCGGTAACTCGCTGTACATCGCTGTGTTGTAGTAACTCTTTAATGCAACATCACCACCAGACAACTGCTTACTATCAATGCGCTTATGCATATCAAATATTAAGTCTCGTTTACGATACTTGTTGTCGTGATACAACGCTTTAAACACAACATCAAACTTATCATTCTGCTTGTGTTTAAAGTATTCATCTAGTCCGCAGAGCCATGCGTGTTTTTCTGCAAAATCAGAGTGATTCATTAAATGTTTTCCTCAACCATTCCCAGTCGTTGATTTTCTTTAATGCTTCTTTGTTGTCCTTGTAGTGTAATCCAAACTCTTTGCCTTGGTTAGCGCCAAGAATTGCGTATTCGCCATATCGCCTGTTTGCTCCACGTGTACACCATATTTCAAGTCTGTACGCATCATCTATCTGTTTGTTGTGATCAATTATGCTACTTGCTAGCTTAGTTCCTTCACGGAATGCACTGCGCCAGGTGTTAAATGGATCTGTATTAAACGCTGTAGTGTTACTAATCTCAAACAACGGCTTGAACTTAGCGCCAATACTTGTAGTCATATCTACTTTAAATTCAGTAGTTGCTAACAAGTTCTTCTTTGGAAATAGCTTTAACGCTCCGTTGCCGTATATCAAATCATTGATAGGATTATGACTGCGGTATGTGAATACACACTCAGTCTCCGGTACGCCTGGGTACGCCTCGCGTCTGTCGCTTGGTTCAAACTTAAACGCAAAGTTCTCGCTAATTATTGCATCCGCATCACAGACATAAAAGTAGTTTGTCTTAGACAGTTCTGCTGCGGCTTGGTGTGCATTGAGTAATCCTTCTACGTTGTCAATGCGTTGTGCATGTGGTGCTTTTTGTTGTAGTATTTTAAAGTTTTCGTCTGCTTCTGGTTCACCAAAAGTTAACATAAAGACATCTAGCATGTATTGCTCCGTGTTAGTTGCGAGTGGGTATTAGTTGTATAATTACGCATACCACTATTATACTACATGGTATGCGTAATGTCAAGTCTATTTATTACTGTGCTAGAGGATTATCTAACGCACGTTGTAGACGCTTATTAAGTCTGCTTTCTAATTCAGTTAACTTACGCTCTGTGTCTTTACGTATACTGTCAGCCTTTTGTTCGTAGTCTGTTTGTAGTTGATTTCGTTTGTTCTCAAAACGACCATCTGCTATTTGAATTAACTCGCGTACATCTGCTTCGACATCTTGTACTTCATCTTCGACTTTTTCAATAATTTTTTCTTGTCTATTGATATCATCGCGCATAGACTTCTTTAAATCCTTTAGCGACTGATAATGTTCATCGTTAATTTCCTTAATCATTTCAATCTCTTCTTTGAATAAATCAATCTCTTTACTAACGAACTCCATGTGTGCATCTACTATGGAAAACTTGCCATCCATTACTGCAATACGCTTATCAAACTCAGACAGATCAGGAGCCTTATAACTTTGTATCTTAGCCTTCATAGTTCTATAGTCATTGTAGAATTCAAATCCACCCCATGCAGCTCCGCCCATGGTACTTAGTACGGTTACTAACAGAAATATTTTGCCGCCTGTAAACTTAACTCCTCCTACTTCGACTGTTGTTTTTTCACTCATTATTCTTATTCCTTGTATTGTTGGTCTACCATCTTCTCATGAAGTATTTGGCTTGCGAGACCGTTTAATAATCCTCTGCCAGGTGGCGGAGTTTTTTGGTTTCTGTATATGTCCTCTGATATATACATGTCTGCACCAGGTAATACAAGTTTGCCGTATTGTGAAAATCCAGGAACATAATTTATCAACGCACTTATTTGTGCTTGTAATGCTTGCTGGTCTTTAAGGGATTGTGCTTCGCCCATTACCTTAGCTAATTTAGCTAATTTGTTTGCGACTATCTCTTTCATCTTTTTCATCTTGGCTTTCTGTTTTTGTGCTTTGGTCATTTTCTTAACTATAGGTTTCTTAACTATAGGCTTAGGTTCTACTACTTCTTCTTTTTCTGTAGTGTCTTCACTTGTCTCTTCCTCTTCAACAAGTTCTTCGTCTATTACTTCCTTTTCAGTAGGTTCATCCTCTACTTCTTTTTCGGTTGTTTCTTCCTCAACCTTTTCGTCTGTTGTTTCTTTTTCTACTGTTTCTTCTTCTACTGTTTCTTCTTCAACGGCCTCTTCTTCAGCGGTTTCTTCTTCCACAGTTTCTTCTACTACTTCTACTACTTCTACTTCTACTACTTCTACTACTTCTACATCTGGCTCAACTATTTCAACCTCAAGTTCAACCTCAAACTCTGCTGCAATTTCTTGTTCAATAGCTGCTTCAAGCTGTTCAGTTGTCTCTGCTGGTGCGCCAGTTGCTATTTGTATCTGTACTTGTATAGGCTGTACTACCGGTGCAGGTGCAGCTACAACAGGCACTACCTCAACAGGCGGTGGTATCACAATTGGAACAGGTATCACAATTGGTGCTGCGATTATACTATCAATTACTGCGTCGCCTGTTCCTGTTCCTTCTATGACAACTGGCGAGGTTGCTGGTGTTTCTATGACTGGAGCGACATACCCGCTGCACTGTGTATCTGACTGTGGATTCTGTAAACATTGCTGGTTAAAGTAAGCAGATGTGTAGCCTGCACATCGCATGTCGTACAATGTATTCAACTCACATTGCTGAAGTAAGTAAGCGCCTTCGTATCCTGTACATGAACTGTCATACGTTGCATCTAATCCGCATTGGTAATCCATGTATGCTGCTGCATAACCTGTGCATGAACTATCGTAAAGTGGACTTGCTGTACATTGCTGTAACAAATATGCAGTGTCGTATCCTGCACATGAACTATTGTATAGTGGACTTGCTGTACATTGCTGTAGTAGGTATGCATCAGCATAACCTGTACATGAACTGTCATACGTTGCATCTAATCCGCATTGGTAATCCATATATGCTGCTGTGTAGCCTGGGCACTCTGAACTGTACAATGCACTTACTGTACATTGCTGTCCAAGATATGCTGCGTTATACCCACTACATGAACTATCGTAAAGTGGACTTGCTGTACATTGCTGGTTAAAATAAGCATCTGCATAACCTGTACATGAACTATCGTAAAGTGGACTTGCTGTACATTGCTGGTTAAAATAAGCATCTGCATAACCTGGACATTCGATGTTGTATAATGTGTTTGCTGTACATTGCTGATCCATGTATGCTGTGTCGTAGCCTGTGCATGAACTGTCGTATAGTGGACTTGCTGTACATTGCTGGTTAAAATAAGCATCTGCATACCCTGTACATGAACTATCGTAAAGTGGACTTGCTGTACATTGCTGATCATAGTACGCCAATTCGTACCCGCTACATCCGCTATCGTATAAAGGACTTGCTGTACATTGCTGATCGTAATATGCTTCGGTGTACCCGGTACATGAACTATCGTATAGAGGACTTGCTGTACATTGCTGATCGTAATATGCTGTGTCGTATCCCGTACATGAACTATCATATAATGCGTTAGCACTACATTGCTGTAACAAGTATGCAGTGTCGTATCCTGTGCATGAACTGTCGTATAGTGGACTTGCTGTACATTGATAATCGTAATATGCTGCATCGTATCCACTGCAACTACTGCTATACAACGCATTCTGTTCGCATTGATAACTTTCATATGCGGTTGCATAACCAGTGCAACCGCTATCGTACATAGGGTCTGCTGTACAGTTCTGTGTGTATTGCAGTTGTTCCAACGCTGTGGCATAGTCTGTGCAACTAACATCCCATAGTGCATCAGCAGTACAATTAGTTGTCCAATACTCAATTTCTATAAAGTCATACCAGCGACCGCTATCAGGGAATACAGTATTGTTATCGCTGTCAGCAGTGTACAAGAATAAGTAGTCGCCGCCATCCCAGTTGGTGCCGCTAATATATCCTGTCTTGGTACCTGGACATTCTTCGTTGTTGGATAATTGACATTCCCATGCCCATGCTGTTAGGTTATCTAAGTTAGCAAGTAATGTATCAAACTGTACTGGATTGTTTGGTCGATAGATGAATATGTAATCGCTGCCTTCGCCACTAACATTCATTGCAGAATCAGTTTTTTTAACCCCACTGTAGTCTATCCAATTTGGACAGCCTGCGTCATATTGTGCATCTGAACTACATTGTTGATCATAATATGCAGTGGCATAACCTGTGCATCCACTATCATACAATGCATCCGCGGCACATGAATTATTATATTGCTGTTGTTCATATGCTGCTGTGTATCCAGGACAACCAGGGTCATACAATTCATTTGCGCTACAATTAGCAGTGTACTCGTGTTCAGCATATGCTTCGCTATACCCACTGCAACTAGGATCGTACAATGCAGTTAGTGCGCAAGGGTTTGCTCTGTATGTAAACCATACTGCATTATCTTTGACTAATGGACCGTATGTTCCGTCCCACATTCCATTGTCTTTGCCGGTAACTCTAAACGTTGCACTTCCTAGACTGTCAGGAGCATATATTGTGCCAGTCTTATTAGTATGATCGTACAGTTGAATAAAGTCTTCTTCTATTTGCCAGATAAATCCAGTTTTGTCTGCAATCTCGTTGTTACTGTATGCGTTAGGATTTTCATAATCAAACCATTGGTCATAATCGTATGTGCGTGTTTCAATAACATCACCGTTTGAATCTGTTATCTCAACAACTACAATTAATGTGTCGTATTGGTCTTTGTATGCGCTGTCTAGTAGATTGCCTGTGTTTAAGTCAACACGGTTCTCAATGTTTTCTCTACAATGTTCACGAGTTGGTGCGCCCTCTGATGTCTTTGTATTAAAGCAACCAGTTGACCACTTCCATGAATAATGGACTTTGTCAACTGATATACCCTCTTGTTGGAGAGCAGTATTGATAGCAAACGATAATGCAAACGTATCGTAACACGCGCCGAATCCAATGATGTTATGGCCTTTTGCAATAGACATCGCATTAGTCTTTCCTGCAGGACAATCGCTTTGGTACGTATATACTGCATCGCCTACTACTCCTACAATTGGATCAGTTATTACTGGATCAGCTACTGTACTAGAGGAAAAGTAGGAAAAGCAAAAGACTACCGCCAGCTTTAAGCAGATCATTATTGTTTTCATTATTTACTTTCTCCTGGCTAATATTTTCTGGACGCGGCTTAGGTCTTGGTTCACCCCAGCCTGCTTGTGCTTCGTCACCTATCTTACCCAGGTATGGACAAGGAGTGCCTGCCATTTCCATTGCATCAAATACTCGTTCATCTTGACACATAATACTAACAGCAGCGACCTTCATGCCCATGTCGTACATTGTCTTTGCTAGCTTTAAACGTTCACAGTTTTTATCTGTTGTAGTTGTGCCTGCACTAATGCCCAGTATTTGTGTTTGTACTGCGCCGCTGGTTCCTACTACGCATAAATCAGCATTACTTCCGTTAATGCTTGGACTAATTGCGCTAGGTGGTGGGCTTTTTACTGTTGTTTTGTTTGTGCCGCTTGTCGTTACTGTGCTGTTGCTAGTTGAATCTGTTACAATTGGTTCTGCTAAAGCAAGAGTAGATCCCATTAGTAAGACAAGCATTATTGTTATAAATTGTTTCATGTGAGCATACTCCTAATTAAGCTGTATGTTAATATTTATGCAAATGAACAAAAAAAGAGGCCTTAGAATTAATAGTCATAAAAAAGGAAGCATTGCTGCTCCCTTTAATTTATTCTAATTAAATGCCCATTGTTGTTTCTATAACAGTTGTTGTTTTATTGTTATCAATTGTAATGTAATCAGTATTGCTATCTTCTCTTACAATATCTACAGTGTTACAATGGTGTCCGCCATCCCAAAAGTATCTATGTCTAAACGGAACAAAGTGTGCTGTAACATTGTGCTTGTCCTGTAATAGACTGTACAGTTCTTCGTTGTACCCGTTTAGTATAACATTCTGTTGATCAATACTAAATGCGTTAACGTCTATAATATTCTCACCCACAAACGGAACCCATTGCTCTATCCAGTTACGGGCGTATTCTACATGCTTGTTGTCTAATACTCCACCTTGGTACCATGCGTTGCCAAACTCTGCTTTAGTCTGAGCATGGCCTAGCAATGCGTTTTTCTCTTTCATTGCTAAGTTGCCCTGGTTTGGTAATACAATCACATCCCAATTAGGATATGTTGTATCATAGTTTGGTAAATCTTGTAGTGTAAGTATTAGTCCTTGCTTTAGTGTGCTGAACCTTCCATCTTTCATTCCACCATTTGTTGTCGCATGATGTATTGTTTTGTGTGCCCATTCAGTCTCAGACCAATCCTTGATCATATGAGGCAATGACTCAATGTTTAGAATATTGCCGCACTTGTTGATACTTGCTGTAGGATATAAATGTGTTCTAATCTTTCTATCTGCGTCACTCTTTTGATATGGATGCATTATATTCTTTTTAGTTAGCTCGTCACTTGATACTTCGTTGTGACTCCACCAGTTAGCATATTCTTCTTGTGTTAAGTTTAATTGTATATCTGGATTGTTATAAGGATCAAATATGTTTGCGCCTGCGGCTTTGTATTTGTCAAACAATGCATCGTAACTTGGGTCATTTGCAAATCTATATAGTACATCGCCTAACGCTATATAATTATCACGTGGACTTAAAGGTGGACGAGGGATTTCCATATTGTGTGCTAACATACGCTTGGCATCATTGCTTGTTAATACAATATCAGGCTGTTCTATTTCAACACCAAATCCTTCAATCTTACTCTTAAATGTTTCTAGGTCTTCATTAGTTTCTTCGCATATACGCTGAGTTAACTGACGTGCTTCCTTGTTCTTAATATAATCAAAGAACTCTGGAGGGTAACATTTGCCTACCCATGTCTTCTTTAATGGTGCAAATGCTGTGTTTGTATTAACTAACATGAGGTTGCTTCTTCCTTTGTTCTGATAGCACTGATGCAAACAATTCGCTGTCACACACTTCAAATCCAACCAATGGCAATATAGATAACAATCTGTGTGGTGTTGCGTATAGCAATTCATTAATTGACAATTCTATAAACTTTGTATCGTTGTATCGCAATGAATGCCTACCCAGGCTTGCACTGACTTTCATACTGTTCCATCGTTCTTCTGTTAGTTTTACAATAGCATTTTCCCATGCTACATTATATTCAGTGTCAGTGGTCCGTGTAATTAGAATAAGTCTATCTTGTGGTTGCATGTTAGCAAGTGTTTGCTGTATGCAATCATCTACGCTGTGAGTATCATCAACTGGCCAACCTGCCCATATCTTATATCCCCATTCAGGAAACTCTCTATCTTTTAAAAATGTGTTAACACTGCTGATGCTTTCTATTGCACATAGACTTGCATATGCATGACTACTTCCGTTGTCTGTTAATGGATTGTCAATTACATCTGCACGTACTGTATTAAAGCGTTCTAGCATCCACGATACAAAACTACCCATTGCACCAGGTACATAGAATATTACAATATTACTATTCATCTTGTCCCCATGTGTTGAGATTCCATAATCTCTCATGGAAGTAGAATATAATAGTATTAAATGTTAATTGAATAAATGCTATTGCACTACTTGTAGCAATGTCGCCAAGGATGGCCCAGCTGATTAAGAATGTACAGAGTGTTCCAGTAATTCTCCAACTAATAGTCTTTAGTATACTTCTAACTTTACTATCCATTCTTGCTCCACTCTGCGTATAGTCTGCCGTACTTGTCTTCGTCTATGAAGTCTACAGCGAATCCAAATTGTTCAGCAAATTTGTAATGCTCTTGTTCTGTCCACGGATAGTAAGGAATCATGTTTACCATTTCGTGCTGGTGATCTCTTACGCCAGTATTAGTTCTCCAATATATCCTACATTGTGGTGTTAACAAACTTACTACTTTAGTAATTTGTCTTACCATATCTGCGTGGGTTCCGTATTGTATACTACCCAAGCATAAAGACACATTGAACAACTCTAGAGGGTTATACGACTCTATGTCTGTTATAACGTCTGCGTTGTTGTTAATAATATCAATGCCAGTTAAGTTATTGATAATTGATTTAAATTCATTATTGCCGCATCCAACATCAATTACTCTTTCATGTGGAGTAATCTTATCAGCAATTGATTCATTTGAATATCTATATTCGGACAGTCTACTTGTCCAATGTTTTCCAAAATATTCTTTGACTATTGCTTTAGTGTCCATGCATCAATTCTCTCTATAAATGCACGTCCTAGATTCTAGGACGTGCTATAGTGTTATATTACTGTGCTACAATTTCTGGCTTGTATGCTGAATCATAACCTAGTGACTCATTTTGGAATTTCAACATAGTACGTAATGCATTCTCTGTTGTGAATGACAAAATGTTGTCTCGGTTGTTATCGCCATCTGCGCCGATTGCCCATTCATAGTTGCCAACTTTCTTAGCAATTGCTGCAATGGAGTCTGGGTTTTGTGACATAGCTGTTAGTGCTGCTACTAGTTTTGCACGGTCCGGTGAACCCTTCTTAATCCAAAGTGCTTTCTGCATACCATCACGGAATGACTTAGATAGCTTGTATCCATCATAGAAGTCTCCACTTGGTGCTACGCCCCACTTCTGTTCAAACAACATCTCAAACTGCAATCCAGGATGATTTGGATCATCTGCGTGTGATCCATCTGCTGCTAATAGTCCGTGTGTAAACCATACTTCTGATGATTCATCTTTAGCTACGTGCTTCTTGTATGCTGCAGGGTTCTCACGTGTATGAGTAAGTTCATTACGTGTGTATGCTAGGCGCCCTGCGCCCTGTTGCATTCCCTTTACCCAAGTAACATTGTCTGAAAAACAAGATGCATAGTCGTCAGCGGCGCCATCTGGTCCACACACTAGCATCATTATTGCCATCATTTCTGGCAAACGAGCTGAGTCTGCTGCCATTCTAATGTTGTTGTCTGATGCACCAATCTTACGACCAGTTACAATAGTCAAATTCATCATGCCAATTGAATCATAATCACCGTATTTGTAATCGACTGCATCTAGTAAATACTTTAGGGCGTTGCCGCCATTAGAAACCATTACAGTTTTTTCATTATCTTGTAGTCCATTATGGAACTTGTTAAAAGCCAACAAACTACGTCCACCTGGGATGTGTTGAATTGTGATTTTCTCTCCATCTAAGAATTTCTCTAGTTCTGCAGCTACAATTGCTGTCCATACTGCTGTGCCGCCGCCTGGCTTCTGCGGTACGATAAACGTATAATCCGCTACTGCTGTTGTTGCAAGCATCATGCTTGCGATAATACTAAGTAAAATCTTTTTCATTATATTTCTCCATAAGTTTATATAATATTTGTTTACACAAAATCAATTCGTGCTTTGTTGTAAAATAGTCCCCATATCAGTGCTGCAATTGCTGCTACTGCAAAGAACAATGGTAGTGGATTGAATACAATGTCCTGCCATCCATAACCGAATGTATTGAACTGTATCCAACTTGATTCTATTCTTGCACTAAGAATATAACCGATTAAGAAACTAACACGTGAAAACTTTAAGTATTTCATTGTTAGACCTACTAACATACATATACCCAATACAACATAGTCTTCAATGAAGCCTGTGTACTGTACTGATGCCCACACCAATGACGCTAAGATAGGCCAGAAGTAATAAGCAAACGGTATATTAGTAATGTATACTGCATACCTGATGAATCCATAAGCAACTGGAAGAATGATTAACAAACTCCACATATAACTGCTTAGTAATACATCAAAGAATCTTTCATCTTGCAGGACGTCCACTGTACCTAGCTCTAAGCCAACGTACATAAACAATCCCATAATTATAACTTCAAACGATGCACCTGGAATACCAAACAAGATTGTTGGCACATAACTGGTTGCTTTCTGAGCATTATTTGCTCCTTCGCATCCAATTACACCTCGTACATTTCCTTGTCCTACAGTGTCGCCGTCCTTGCTAGCAGCTGCAACTGTTTGACTGTAAGCAAACCAGTCTGCAATTGCTCCGCCAATACCTGGGATTAATCCAACAAACGCTCCAATAAAGCCTCCTCGTAATCCATCCCATCTGTATATCCAACTATCTTTTATACCCTGTATTAGCTGTTCTTTGATATTGTCTGCATCTAGTTTTACTGTTTCGTATCGTGTACGGAATGCACTTAGTAGTTCTGGAAACGCTAACAATCCTGCCATAACAGGAATCATTTGCACTCCATCTGCTAGATATATCCATGGTTCCCACATAAGTGATCCATCCACTATGCTAGGCATTATGGTTGTCCATCGCAGTGTTCCATCATCTGGATCTAATCCAATATGACCCACACATACGCCTAATACTAGTGCAATTGCACCTCTAACAAAATACTTACTACTAATGAATACCACACAGGTCATTGCAAATATCAAGAAGGTAAACATTTCTGCTGTGCCAAAGTATAATATGATTTTAGTATAGTATGGAAGAAAGAGGAACACCAGTAAGCCCCATATAACTCCATTGACCCAGCTGGTACTAATTGCTGCACTTAATGCTCTTGGTGCTTCGCCTCGCCTGGTCATGGGAAATCCATCTACCATTGTGGCAGCGGCACTGCCTGCGCCTGGTATATTCATTACAATAGCAGCAAAGCTGTCGCCGATGCTACTTGTAACTACAATTGCTGTTGTAAATACAACTAACATGTATGGATCTTCGAAATAACCAACAAACCCATATATAGCAATTAGTCCTACTGTTGCGCCTGCTACTGGAACTAAGCCTATAAAGAATCCATAGACACATCCCATTAACAAAACAATAATATATGATTCAAACATTTTTACGCCTTAAAATAACTAATTGCAATGATGAATATGTGCTCGGCACTAGGTAAACATCATTGATGTCTCAACTATGAACCGCTTGCACTCGCTGTGGTTATGTTAGGAAGGAAGGAAGTTAGAAACCATATGCTCATATGGTTAACTTGCTACTTGTATTTATCTATATAGTATATTATACTATGCTATATGTGGGATGTCAAGTTTTATTGTGTGTGTTTTATCATTTATAGTCTCGCCATCTGTCATGCCGTTTATTATGTGCCTGTATTGTTCTATCTATTACAATTGCCAAGGCAACAATGGATAGTCCACTAATTACTCCAAGCCCAAGATATCCGTTGCCAATTGCGTTCATGACTTGCGAACCTAGTCCTCGCACTCCGATCATTGATGCAATAACAACCATTGCTAATGCCATCATGACTGTTTGATTTATTCCACCGAGTATAACATTACGTGCAAGTGGTAATTCTATCAGTGCTAAAATATGCATAGGTTTTAATCCCAATGCATGACCTGTTTCAACTAAGTCTTGATTAATTTCTCTAATGCCCAGGTTTGTAAATCTAATCACTGGTGGAATAGCAAATATACATATAGCAATTAAGCCAGGTACTTTGCCTAATCCAAATAACATTATTACTGGAATTAGATATACAAAACTAGGAATGGTTTGCATTAAATCTAGTATAGGTAGGATTATTCGTTGTGCTATTTTCTTCTTTGCCATTAGTATGCCAGTTGGTATACCAATAACTATACAAACAAATGTACTCACAACAACAATGGCAAGGGTACGCATAGTATCGTCCCACATGCCAACTAATCCAATCAATATGAAACTAGATATAAATCCTACAATCAGTTTCCAACTTCTCGCTACTTGCCAAAGCAATACACTTGATAGTATTAAAAATACATACCAAGGTGTAATAAGCAATAAGTTTTCAAACTGTATTAGTATCCATTGAAGTGGGGAGAGAAGTTCTGTTAACGACTCTCCCCAATTACTAGCAAACTCTCTAAATGTCGCATCGATTGACTTTTTTAAACTAGTTATAGTTTCCCTACCTAACGACGGAAAGTTTGCTTGTTTCATTCTAGTTCAACGTTGCTTTAATTTTAGTAGCAATATGGTCTGGGACCCATGTTGTCCAAAGTTCTGGATGTAGCGTTAAGAACTCAACTGCGGCATCTTCTGCTGTTGCTTGATTATCATCTGACCAAACTAACATTTCTGTTACTACACTGCCATCCAATGACCGTGCTGTTAGATAACTAATTACATCAGCATCAAGTCCAGGTGTAACAATAGTTCCTGTTTCTGCTAATGGAAAACTTGAGGGCTGCGGATTGGCGCATTCTTCTGGTGCAACTGAGATACAATCAACCCAATTACTATCACCTGCGTATCCGATTTCAGAAACAATTGACTTTAGTCCTAAACGACCTACTAATACAGTTGGTGTCCAGTAATAACCAAATGCTGGTTGTCCTTTGACTACGGCGCCTTCCCAGTATGCATTAAGTCCTGCACCTGAACCTGGGTCTAATAACTTCCAGCCCTTTGCTTCCATGTCGAATGCTACAAACAAATTGTCATTGTGCTTTTTACATGACCATCCTTCTGGACAAACTACAATTCCACCTTTAGAAGAATCTTCTGGGTGTGGAAATAAATCTGGTCGTGCTAATACATCTTCAACTGTATTAAGTCCGAATTCAGTCGAAACATAATTTGGAATATACCATCCTTCTCCTGCACCAACTACTACTTCATCCCTTACTTGAATAAGCGTTCCGTTTGCGATGTATTCTTGTGCTGAATCACCAAGTAATGATGTCCATGCTTCGCCAAATATGTTAGGTGAACCAGTTGCCATCATTGATTGAATTGTTGCGTCAATTCCACCTGGGATTAACTCTACATCATGTCCATATCCATTGGTTAAGATATACGCATCGATGTTCGCAATCATTGACCCTGATTGCCAATTTAATTCAGCAATTTTAATTTCATCAGCATGTGCAGCGTTGCCAGTTAATGCAAGCATGATTGCTGTCGTGCTCAAGAAACGTGTTATGTGTTTACTAGTCATTTTCATTATATCTCCATTGATATTGATATTATAGTTTATTTTACTTATATAATATAAGTGTATTCATTGTAACATATATAACATATGTTGTCAATTCAAAATTAAGTTATTTCTTCTTAAATATAGTCATAACATGATATTTTTGGCCCTCATCTATTGTGACTAACGATTTAATAATTTCTTCAGAAACTATTTCTAGATAGGTCTGATCTCTCCAGCCCATTAACTGTAACGGGTCTTCTTTGTCAACAATTGATACTGAGGCAATCAGTAGTCCATCATCCTCTAATGATTCTGCAAACATCTTAGCACTACTTGAATGTATATGAGATTTATTAAAAGCACCTATGACTGTTATGCATCTGTACTTTTTGGGTAACGGATTATTGTTCATATCATGTAATGTCGTAGAACGGTAATTGACAGATTCAAATGTGTTTAACATCTTAGGATTAATATCATATCCATCAATTACATAATCTTTGTTGTTAAATCCTATTCCAATTTGTCCGTTGCCACACGCAACATCTGCCATTTCGGTTCCATGTTCAAAATTATCTCTTACCCAGTTGTTCGCATAAGCAATAGGACCGTCCATCCAACCTGCTTCAATACACCATTTATTATAATCCCAATCTTTATATAATTCGTCCACACTTATATCTAATACATTTTTAAGCCAACTCATTTGTAATACTCCACCTTTTCATTTATATTCTGTCTTTCTGTTCTATACTGATTAATACTACTAGTAGTATCTTCATATCCCATGCTCATGCCACAAAGGACTATCTTGTCTTTATATTCTGGAAATTCTTCTCTTACAATATCAGCATACTCTCCAAGTGAACCCTGCGAACAGGTTGCAAGTCCATTTTCAACTGCTAACAACATAATAGATTGTAGGAACATCCCATAGTCTAAATACGAACCTTTGCCCAGTTCTTTGTCAATGAAGAATAATAACATTACGGGCGCATCAAACCCTCTGTAATTTTTAGCATATAGTTCGTCTTTACGCTCTATCATTTCTCTAGTAATGCCTAGTTGTGAATATAATGCTAATCCACATGCTTTTCTATTTTCTTTATACTTACCAAACCATTTAGTATCCTTTTCAGACTTTTTATCCTGTGGATAATATTCATAATCCATTACAGGTTGCTTACCTGAAATAAATGCATTTTCTAATTTAGCACATAAATTATTTTTCGCACCACCAGTCAACACTGCTACTTGCCAAGGCTGATGATTATCTCCACTAGGAGATAACATTGATTGTTCTAATATGTGTTTGACAATAGATATGTCTACTTCCTTATCCAAGTACGCACGTATTGATTTACGTTTTTCTACTGCGTCGCTAACAATCATACCTCAGAGTGAGATTTAACGCTAACATGTTCTATGATGTGTTTTTTGTCACCATTTAACACAATATCTGCTAGCTGTCTTTTTTGTAATTTTTGTGGGGTCCTAGTGGCATCAGTTTGTCCGAAAAATAGTTTATCAGTAACATGATATATATCATGTGGTCTCTTTGATTGCTGTGCATTTTTATAGTTCTTGGCAACATCTGATGCAAGCGCGTTGCCCGTGTACATTACGTAATGTATTTCATCTTTAGAACAACTAGCAACATTTTCTACTCCTGGAACTTCTAATGCTAATGCTTCTACTAATCCTGTGTAAACCTTAACACCACCTTTCATAAAGATAACATCATCAAATGCTCTGCCTTTGTAAAACCAAGCACCATTTTTGTTCTCAAACCTATCGCCGTCTGTTTGCCAGTCACGTGTGCCATACTTGTACCAAAGTACACCATTTTCATCATATTTAAGTTCACCATTATAAAACGCTGGATCGTATACAAACCCATAAAAGTTTTCTATTGGATCACCGGGTCTATATTCTGCACGACTATGACAGTCTGCTTCTGTACTTGCCATCATATTGAACATACATACGAAGTTAAATTTCTTCTCAATACTTCTAACAACTGATTCTGGAGTATGTCCACCTGAACATTCCCAATACTTGATACCGCTCCAATTAAAATCATCTGGGCATGCATCTACAATATTCTTAATTGCAATAGGATATGAGATACAGCAATTAGGATTTGCTTTTTGTATCTGCTCTGGAATATCATCGCCATAATTTAAGAAGTGCAATCCACCGCCAACGTAATACATTCGTAGTAAGTTGTAAGGATTGTATGTTGCTGTAAATCCATGCGTACATAGTATGTAAGGTCTTTCATCGTCTTCAAACTCGGGTGCTACTGCAAATAAATGTTGAGTTGATGCGTGTGCTGTGCAACCTAATAATGTTTCTCCATTCACAATTGCGTTTTCGTGATCTTCATAATCCCAGAAGAAAGGATACATTTCAAAGAACTCTTTAACTGTAGTTCCACTTGTCATTCCTCTGTATATCTCCAATGGATGCAAGATCGACGGACTTAGATCGTCAGTTAACATTGTTATTTCGTTGCTACGAATAGTACATATTGCGTTAGAGCCTGCAATTAATCCATTTAATTCCATCTTAGATTGTCTAGCATCTGCTTGTGTTGCTGATCCGCCGTTCTTAACACTAGCAAGAATCCATAAGTAATCATCTATTGTAACTTGATCTTCTGCTACTACGAAAACAACATGCGGACCGATTCCATGTTCTTTTAATCTTTCTATTTTAGCATCAAGGTTAGCATGTAACTCACCCCATGTAATTTGTTCTGTTGATGAACTTAGAAATATTTGATCATTACTAAGTTGTTTTTGTTTTTGTTTTAACATTATCTTACTACCTTTAGTTTTTCTATACTTTCATTATAAAATTTATTAGGCCCTAGTATATTAGTATAATCGAACGCTGTTCGCCAAATCATTCTATCAACACTTTTAACCCAAGAACGTCTATGTAACGTGAGCAATTGGTCACATATTAAAAAGTCGCCTTCTCTGAGAACAAAATCAGTTATGTTTCTTCCTTTATACAAGTCTTTCCAAAACTTATCTTTTAGTTCTTCTATATCAATTGGTTCGTTTTTATACCATGCTTTGTCAAGGAATGCAGGTTGCCATAGCATAATTTCTTTATCAGTGTATGGATGTATATTAATTACATTTTGTCTTTCGTCAACGTGTTTAAAAACTTTATAATTGTTTAAACTAGGATCTCTAGCATGTTCTTCAGGTGTTCCATATATTCCATGTGAACCTTGATTGAGTTGTGTTTTAACATTGCGCCACCATTCTTTTTCTTCTTCTGATAGATAATTAAATGCAACTTGCGTGTTCATTAAACTTAATACAGTATCAGGACACGAACCCACACAATATAATCCTGTTAACAATTCTTTAAATTCACCAAAATGACATACTCCAAAGTCATGGTGGTATAATAAATCTGATGGACCAAACATTCCATGTGGGTCAGTACCAGTGGGCTGTGATGTAATTAGAGAAAGATCCGGGGTGTCTTCTGGATTAAACTGCATGTGTCCCATTGATGGATTTGAATCATTTGTATCGCCAATACGCTGACTGATATCAACTAACTCTTGTCTAGTAAATTCTTGGTCATGCAACAATATATATCCATTAATTGCTAATTGATACATTGCGTCTTTTAATTCTATGTCGGTGTAGTCTGTTAAATTTTTCATTTCAATTTTTTCTATCTATGGAATGTGTATAGTCTATTGCTACTCTCCATAGTTCTCTGTTTTTATCTAATATTGGCGAACGGCGGTGTAGAGTATAAAACTGGTCCATAATTAATATGTCTCCTGGTCTAAAAACAATGTCTTTGATATATTTTGTTCTATTGATAACAGAATCAAACTTTTCTTGTAATGGTTCTATTTCTATCTGTTTGCCGTTGTGCCACGCTTTGCTTATTAATGGTGGTTGCCAATATAAGAATTCTTCGCCGCCAACTGGATGTTTGTTTACAACTGGCATTCTTTCATCGCCCGAATGCGGAGGTGCTTGTATATATTCGCCCATTCGTGCAGTTTCGGCAACCTTTCCACTATTTTTAGGTGGGTTCCAATATTTGCCCATTATACTTCCACCTTGATTGTTTAGTTGCACTTCGACTCCACGCCACCATTCTTTTTCTTCTTCCGGCAAGTCTAAAAATGCATCACGATTATTACTCACTGATAAAACAGTATCAGGACAATATTCCACACAATACAAACAAATTAACCATTCTTTGTGTTCCCACACATTGTCAACAACATGGTGTACTGTTCCATTTGAATGCCAATGTAAATCGCAATGTCCAAGTAACATATCCGGTTTAGGAGATACGATTGATATATCTGGATTATCACTAGGATTGAATTTCATGTACCCTAGCATATCATCGTCAGTGCTTCCTATTCGTCTGCAATAGTCAACTAATTCTTTTTGAGTGAACTGTTGGTCATAATGTAAAGTAAAGCCATCGGTTAGTATACGTTGCGCCTCATCCAACATCTCACATTCAGTAAAGTCTTTTATCTGGTTCATTCGTTATCCGCCATGTATTGTCTATAATTTTGAAGTGCTTGTTTATATGATATATCTAATATCTTAAACTTTACAAACTTTCTCTCTGTAGGGAATGCCGGAACACTATGTTCTTTCATGATATTTAGCAAAGCACATTTGTAAGTGATAAGCCCATACGTTGGGAAATTTATAGGACCAGTGGGAGAAACTAATTGTATATTTACTGCACATTTAATAGGCTTTACTTTAGTAGTTGACCCAATATTTAATATATCACTGGGTAATTTATCTGAATGTACTGGAACTGATGTATTTGCTTCTTGAGTAAACGTCAATACTTCTATCTCGTTTGTTCCTAGTAATTCTCGTAATTGTTCGCATATATTGTTTACTTCTGAATCAGGTTGAAGTGGGACACTTGCAATTAACCATGTCTCTGGGCCAGCGAACCAACTGTCAGTTTCAGTCTCTTTAAGTTCTTTAAAGTACGGCTCTAACTCTAACACATCTACTTCTTGTTGAAGTTTTTTGATGTCGTACTGTAGCGTTAGCTCTTGTACGTAATCTGATTCAAGTTGCATTAACTATCGTTTCTTTAATACAAAGAATATACGTCCGTTGTCTTGACGTATAGTAACGACCATACAACCAAATGCATTGGCTGCATTAATAATAAACTCTGGTGTCCATTCAAAGAAGTCAATCCATTCAGCTTCTGGTGCAGTGTGCATCTTGCCTGGGTTAACACGAAAGAATAGTAATCCTTTGTCTGATGTAAGTTCAATTGCATGTGACAGTTCCATTAAGATCTTATCACTGCTTCCAAAGTTAATACTGCCTAAGCTGATAACAACATCATATTCTTTGTCTTTATCTACAACATAATCCATTATTGTGCTGTTAACATCAGCTCGTGTGTTGTATGGATCAATTCCTATTAGATTATTAATCTTGCCTTTGAACTCATTGTATCCGCAGCCTAAGTCTAGTACGTTAGCGGGCTCAAGTGAATTAATTTCATCAATTATACTTAACCCGCTGTACTTGTATTTCTTTGTCTGTGGCTGCCAAACTTTACTAAAGTATTGCTCTAGTACAAGGGTGTCTATTGTATTAGTTAACTCAACTATACTGTTTGCTTTTGCGTCTACTGTTACGTCAAATGTAGCTGAAATTGCTACCTTTAAGCTCTGTGGATTCATCAACAGTGCAGGTGACGCTTTAAGCATCTCTTGTAAACGATTAAATATTTTAATATTCATTAATTAAACTCTTTATTATACTATCTGTACTATTATACATGATCAATCATGCATTGTCAATCTTTAGTCGTATATAAAAGGATCTTTCTTTGCCATTTCTTCTAGCTTTTTCTTTAATTCTTTTCTATATTTGCGTTCTTCGATTATATCTTTAATCCATTTAACTGGGTTCCACATTGTAGTTTCTCCTATTCCATGCGTCAAGTACGTGTTCGCCTAGCAGGCGTTGGCCTGCTTTAGTAAAGTGGCCTTGGTCACCTTTGTTGTTTAGTATATTTACTAATTCTTTATGTTTGCCAACAGCGTCAAACAATGCTGACATGTTTAAATATTGTGCGTGTGTATGTTGGTATTTATAGTCAACATGACTGTGTGTTTTTATTACCCATGTTGGAATGTTGTTACGTTGTAGTATATTATTAATATGACTGCATGCAGCTTTAACAAGACTTGGTAACATATCAGTGGCCGCTAGCTTGTGTAAGTAATCAACTGCATTGTCAGTTAAGTCTAAATTCCAATTGCTATGTAATTGCTGTTGTAATGCAGGTCTATGCTGTAGTCCTCTGCTTAGTATTACACTGTCTTCTGTTAATTCATGTGTAACTATATTACCTAGCGTAGTACGAGCCCATAATGAATCTTGTGTTAATAAAAACTTAGGCTCTATGCTTTCTTGTATGATGCATGCATCGTATGTATCTAGCTCAGTACTTAACGGTCCATCTTCAATTGCTTGTAGCCAATTTAAATACCCTACTCCGTAGCCTGTGTAATGTGTAATTGTAGTTGCATCATTTTGTAATGCATCAATCCAACTATGAGTACTAGTTAATTCCTCTTCGTCATTATTGTTAAAGCCATAGCTTCCTCTGCTGTAACTGCATCCTAGTACAAGGAGTTTCACTTATCATCCGTTGTAACAACTGTTACGTTATACTGTTCTGTCCAGCGTTTTGCATCCAATTCATTGTCTACCATTGGCTCACCTTTTATGTTTAGGCTAGTGTTAAGTAACATTGGTCCATTACCTTCTGCTTGCCACTTGTCTAACAAGTTGTACAGTCCTGGATTTTGAATCTTATTAACAGTTTGTACTCTGCTTGTTCCATCTATATGTGTAATTGCAGGGTATAAGTCAGGACGTTTTGTACGACCCACAAACTGCATAAACGGACTACTGTGTACACCCTGTGGCATGTCAAAGTATTCGTGTAAGTATTCTTCTTTAATGACTGGAGCAAATGGTCTAAACGCTTGTCGTTGCTTAACTGTATTAACTAAATCTTGCATTGATTTGCCGCGTGGGTCAGCTAACAAACTTCTGTTACCTAATGCACGTGGACCAAACTCGGCACGTCCACTTGCTACTCCTACCATGCCTGTGTTCTGTAATTCTTTTAATGCAGCATTAACTGGGTAGCTGCCTGGGATGTTGTAACCTAGATATGGATTATTAAACTCTACAAACTCACGTGTGTGATCTAATACACACCCAATGCTGCTGCCTGCGTCGCCTGGGTTAGGCATAATCCATACACCTTTAAAGAACTTATGTGCAATGCTATTAGCAACACAATTTAATGCACAACCGCCCATTAGTACAATGTTCTTTGAGTTAACTAACAACGATGCCTCAACACATAAATGTGTAAATATCTCTTCGTACACTGCTTGAACGCCTGCTGCAATGTCTGCGTAGTCTTGTACACTGTTTAACTCGGGTGCCCAGTCGCGGCATCCTCTGTGTAAGTTACGTTTAAATTTAACACTCATCTCGCCTCGTTTCATGGGCACAATGAAATCATTGTATATCTTATCTTTATATTTGTTAGGATCGCCTACTGCTGCCCATCCCATTAATATATATTCATCTTCGTTTGGCTTTAATCCAATGCGCTGTGTCATTGCACTGTACCACAGTCCTAGACTGTTTGGGTAGCTTTGACTAAATCGTTTCTTTAATGTACGGTCTCGTCCTTCCCACAGTGTAAGTGTTTCAAACTCACCTATGCTGTCTATTACTAGTACTGCGGCATCTCTATACGGACTTGTGTAATAGCCTGCAGCGGCATGACTAGCATGATGCCTATGATTAATTACATGATTGTCTATTCCAAGGGCTGACAGTGTCTTACTTGGGCTAGGTTTATTAAATGCTGTGCTGTATTGGCCTGCACGTAGCTGACGCATCTTCTTTAACCACGGAGTCTCGTACCAGTGTACCTCTGTTGGTTCACCAAACTCTAATGCTTGTGCAATTAAAGATTCATTTAAATAAGCATCATTCTTTTTACCACTGCTTCGTTCTGCGTGTGCAGCGAATGCAATGTCGTTACCTTTAAATACTGCAAGGGCTGCATCGTGTGCGTCTGCTGTAATTCCCCATCTAATATGATTATTCATTTATATTAACTCTATTCATTATTGCGGCATCATCGCCGCATATCGCTCTAATAGCAGGTATGTTGTCTGGTAATGGTTTGTTGTGTAAATCTAACCATACACCTTTACTGCACTGTACGTGCTTACCTGGGTAACACCATACCCATCCATTACTTGTTAGTGTGCAATCATCTTGGTCATGAAAGAAGAAGTGTGCATCAATGTGCATCAATGGTGGAATACATTCAATTGTTTTAGCGTGTACAATTACCTCACGCTTGGCTAGAAACTTCTCATCTGCCCATGCCTGTGGATTATCGTGTCCATACCACAGCACTCCATTTAACAGTTGTACGTCTACTTCTACATGATGTCCAGCTTCAATTGCCTCATTCATATATTCCTGTGTGTTCTCACGTGTACTATCACGTCCTTGGTAATTGCCTCTGTGTGCAATAAAATCCATACACCCTGTCCTTTATTTGTTTAAGAAATTTTCTAAGTCTTCTGGAGTGCCTATGCCTATCATTGATGTAACAGGAATAGCAGCAATATACGTATCATGTAACAGTGCTATTGTGTAATTAAACACAGGGCATGTATAAAACTCTCCATTTACTCTGTCGTTCATATCAATCATTCGTTCAACGCTTTCAATAAACTGCTGACTATTTTTCCAATAGTACCAGCCTGTAGTAGCCCACTCACTTATAGCAATCTTTTCTGCTACAGCTAATACTCCATTTTCTTCATTTATAGCTGCATAACTCCATTTAGAATCCTTCTCAGGGCAATGAAATACACTAATTGCGCCAACTATCTTATCATCGTTTATCACACTATGCATTGAGCGCAAATTCCATTCAGTGTGTTGATCACAATTACTAATGAATATACTGCATCCTTCTTCTTCGAAATGTTCCCTTGCTAACATTATAGTACATGCTGTGCCATCTGTCAAGTCATTAATTTCAACTACTGTAGCGTCTGGATACCATTCTAATATGTCTTCTCGTAAGTTATGTGCTTTTTGCACAATAAAGATACGTTCATCAAATTCAAGTCCAATGCATCGCTCGCTGTGAACAAACATCGGAACTCCATTAACTGGTATCATGGGCTTAGGAACAGTATAGCCAAGTTCATCGAATCTACTGCCGTTGCCTGCCATAGGCATTATTAATTTTAACATTTTATTTCCTTATGTGTTGTAGTTTGGACAGCGTGTCTGCGCTGTTTATTACACTGATCACAACACAACCACTCGCGATTGCGCATTGTATTCCAACTGGACTGTCTTCAAATATCAGTGTAGTTTCTGGTGTGCTGTTAGTATATTCAACTATGTCTAAGAACGTAGTTGTGTCTGGCTTTGCTGGAAAGTCTGTTGCTGTGTTAATCTTAACAAATAGATCTTTAATTTGCAACAAGTCTAAGCTAGCGTGTACAAACAATTCAGTTGCATTACTTGCAACGGCTAATTGATAGCCTGCATCTTCAAGTCTATGCATCTCTGCACATAACTCCACGTTGTATATTATGTATTCATGTAAATGTGCTTGCGTATGTGATTGCTTAATTTGATTTAACTTATCTCCGTTAAACTCATATCCTTTGGCATGTAATATACGTATCTTTTCACGTGTTGGACGACCTTCTACTTCCTCATCTGTAAACACTGCAAGTGGGCAAACTACTGCAATTGCAGCACGAAACCCATCTTGATGTAGTTCTTTACAGTCTGCTAATGTACCATCAAAGTCAAATATTATTGTTTTTATGTTTTCCATTTAATTGGTTTCTTTTAATTCCTAACTGCCTAACGTATACAGTTCGTAGTCTTTGGGTGTTCTCAACGGCATCATATCCCTAACTTGATAAGCAATCCACGTTGAATTAAGCTTACTAGCACTGTGTTCAACTGCTGGACACACT